TATCTAGAACATATAAATTCTTCAGAGAACATAAACACTTACAATAGATGGTACTTTTTTAATATTTAATTATGAAAATATCTGAAGACACAAAATTAGATTTTAGCGATGTTTTAATTAGACCCAAAAGATCTAATATTTGCAGTAGGTCACAGGTAGACATTAACAGAATTTTTAAATTCCCTCACTCACCGAGAGAATTAAACTGTGTCCCTATTATGGCGGCAAATATGGATACTACAGGTTCTATTGCTATGAATAAAATACTTTCAGGCTTTGACTGCATAACATGTTTACACAAGCATTATAGTGCTGATAAACTACGAGATCATTTTGCTTTTCCTAGACAATATGCTTTTTATTCTACAGGGATATCCGAATTTGATATGGAAAAGTTGGGATATGTATATGATAAATTACAAAAAAAACCAAACTTATGTATTGACGTCGCTAATGGATATAATGAAAAATTTGTAGATACAATTAAGAAAATTAGAGATTGGTATCCTGATATTGTTATTATGGCAGGAAACGTGGTGACTCCAGAAATGACAGAAGAACTAATATTTCATGGAGGTGTTGATATAGTTAAGATCGGTATAGGGTCGGGTAGCGTGTGTACCACTAGACTAAAGACAGGTATTGGCTATCCCCAACTATCTGCTGTAATAGAGTGTGCTGATGCTGCTCACAGCGTAGGAGGTCATGTATGTAGTGATGGTGGGTGTACTACTCCAGCAGATGTGTGCAAAGCGTTCTGTGCCAATACTGACTTTGTAATGTTAGGAGGCATGTTAGCAGGTACCGACTGCTGTGATGGAGAATGGATTTGTAACAATAACAAAGAAAAAGAATCCCTAAAATTTTACGGCATGAGCAGTAAACAGGCTATGGAAAAACACAGCGGGGGCGTAGCAAACTATAGAACCAGCGAAGGTAAGTGTGTCACCATACCATATAAAGGCAAAACGTCAGATGCAATTCAAGATATTCTAGGTGGATTAAGAAGCTGTTGCACATATATTGGAGCAAAAACTCTAAAGGATATGGGCAAAAATACTACATTTATAAAAGTAAACAATACTCACAATAAGGTTTTTTCATGAATATGCATGTTATGGCTCCGATTGCACAAACAGGTTATGGCTATGTTAGTATGAATATTATCAAGTCTTTAGTCAAACACAATCATAATGTCTCTTTAACTCCTATCGGAGGGTCTATAGGAGCTGAGTCTCAAGAAGAGTTTGAATTATACAAAAGCTGCTATGAAAAATTGCCAGACTATAATGAGTCAGTACTCAAGATATGGCATCAATTTGATCTAATGCAAACAGTGGGACGAGGTAAATATTTTGCATTACCTTTTTTTGAGGTAGACACTTTTAATAAAAGAGAACAATATCACTTAAATTTTCCTGACGAACTTATTGTGTCCTGTCAGTGGGCTAAAGACGTTATACAGAACAACAACGTAACCAAACCAATACATGTCGTACCTATGGGAGTAGACACAACTGTGTTTAGGCCGATGCCTAAACAAGACTCATCAGACAAATATGTATTTGCTACAGTAGGTAAATGGGAAAAAAGAAAATGTCACGATACTATTATTGATTGTTTTAGTAAGGCGTTTTCGTCAGAAGACAATGTCGAACTATGGCTATTAACCCAGAACCCGTTCCTCTCTCCAGAAGCAGAAAAGTTTTGGTTGGACAAGGTCACAGAGAGTCCTTTAAGAGATAAAATACAAGTGTATAAAAAATTAGAAACGCACGAAGCTGTTGCTCGTTTTATGTCCCAAACAGATTGTGGGATATATTTGTCTCGCGGAGAAGGTTGGAATATGGAATTGTTAGAAGCAATGGCGGTAGATAAGCCTGTTATTGCTACCAATTTTTCTGCTCATACAGAATATTGCAATAGCGATAATTCTATGCTTGTGGAAATAGACGAGTTAGAAGAAGCTACTGATGGTAAATGGTTTTTTGGAGGATCTAAATGGGCCAATATAGGACAAAACCAAATAGATCAAACTGTTGATCACATGAGAAGGTGCTATAAAGAACGCATTAAAACAAATAAATCTGGCTTAAATACAGCTAGATCATTAACGTGGTCAAATACTTCAGAGCAAATTGCTAAAATCATGCAAGCCTAAAGTTCGCTAGGTGTATATTATAATATAAAGCTTACCAAAATTTAGGAGATATTATGCCTCTGCCATCTAGAAAAGATTCGCAAAACAAAAAGGACTTTATGCAACAATGCATGGGCGATCCGAAGATGAAGAAAGAATTTACAGAAACCAAACAAAGGTTGGCTGTTTGTGTTAGGCAATCTCAAGCTTCTGATGATATGTTGGTTGAGAGGGTATGCGATCAACTGTATTATATGAGCGCCTGCTGGGATGAAGAATGGAATGAATTTACACAAGACGTTATCTTAGCTGGAGTAGAAGTTATTGATGAAGAAGGAAAGAGTCTAGGAGCAGAATATCAAGGTCGCAAAGTAACTCTTAACAAGCCTTTTTTAACCCCCAAAGGCCCAAAAAAAAGAAGTGTTTATGTAAAGAATGAAAAGGGTAATGTGGTTAAAGTAAACTTTGGTGATCCAAATATGAGGATCAAGAAGTCAGATCCTGCAAGGCGTAAGAGTTTTAGAGCAAGACATAATTGCGATAACCCCGGACCAAAATGGAAAGCCAGATATTGGTCTTGCAAAGCATGGTAATATAATGTCAGATATTCTTAAGCAAACTTTAAATTTATTTGAACTTGATTCTATACAATATGCTCAAGGCTTTGAGTATCATAATTCTGTATATAAGGTTGTAGATTTTTTTGAGTTAGGCGACCTAGATTTGTTTTCTGTAGTGCAGTCGCCACCAAAAAATTCTAGCAACATAACTAAACAAGAATTAGAAGAAATATCTAGGTTAACAAAAAACAGAACAAAAGAAGAAGAGAGGTTGGTTTATTCTATAGACTCAGACTCTATAGCTTTGCATTTAGAAGCTGTTGAGGAGTTGGGAATCAAGTTTGACTATAAAACATACAATACTTTCTACCCTGCAGTTTCTGAAATGATAGATCATCTAAAATATTTTTATAATAGAGCAAGACCTTTTCAGATAGCTGATAAATTATCTATTAACATCAATAGGATTATTACTAAAACTCATCACACACCATCATACCCCAGTGGTCACACAATGTCTGCCGTACTAGCTTCTAAAATTTTAACAGACAAATATCCTGAACACGAATCTAAATTTAACGAAATAGCCAAAACATGCGGACATGCAAGAGTTTTGCAAGGGGTTCATTACCCTTCGGACAATACAGCTAGTATTAAAATTATTAATAAAATATACCCTATAATTAAAAAGTATTTTACGGAGTAATATTCAATGAATTATAAAGAAATCTTAAACAATATTCAGAATCAAATATCTGAGAATAATACAGAAGAAAATGTCAAAGATTCCAAATTACAGGAGTATAAAAAAGATTTTTTAGACATGAACGTAGGTTCTTTAAATGCCATAATGAATCACGCTAAATCTATTTTAGAGTCTTTAGATAACGAATCCATAAAAGAAAACTTGACAGAGAGCTGGCTACAGGGTAAAATTGCAGTAACGGAGGATTACATGCGAACAATTCATGATTTTGTAAAGTATGTTCCTGCAAATGACGATGATACTAAAGCGACCAATCGACCTGGATTATGGGAAAACATTAGAAGAAAGAAACAAAGGGAAGGAGACAACTATAAACCAGCCAAACCCGGCGATCCAGACAGACCAACGCCAGAGCAACTTAAAAGAGCTCAAAAGAAAAAGAAAAAGAAAAAATAACTTATAATAAAAAGGATTTAAAAAGGATGGATAAACAATTTGACTCTTTGGACACCTATATACAATTAGCCAAAAAAACTATTTCCAAGTTTGCTCCCAAATTTTATAATGGACTAGCTGCTGAAATGCTTTCTAATGAAGATGCTATTTCTGACATAGCTACAGCTATTATGTCTGCTGATTGGAAATTTGATTCAAATAGGGTTGGCCCGACAGGACTAAAGAAAACCCAATATTCTTATAGAAACCAGTGCGTTATTTGGGCTATGAAGACTTATGTAACACATAAATATAAACAAAAAACACATTCTAGTTTGGATTTTGATATTGGAGATAAAGATAGTCTTTCCAAAACAATCGCTGACGATAAAAGTTCTAATCCTTTAGATATTATCATGGAGCAAGAAGAAAAAGATAATCTAAAACAAAATTTAAAAGATATCCTAGAGTCTGATATTTTAAACGACAAGCAAAGAAATCAGATTAAAATGTATTATTATGAAAATAAAACACTTTCTCAAATCGGTAAAGTATTTGGTGTCTCCAGAGAAGCTGTGCGTCAAAACATTAAACGTGGCTTACAAAATATTAGAAAATTAGAAAAATGTTATTGCTAATAAAAAGTATATTTAATTATATTAAGAGTATATTTGGTTCTAAAAATATATCTATCAATAATAATCATTCAAATGGCGTTTCTTTTTATATAGACTCCAAAAACCATATTATGATGAATGTAGATATAGATGATCCAGATACACTATCTTTAGATGAATTAACTGACAATGCAGAAAAAACAGCAATAATAATTACTTCGATTATCAACGGAGACATTAATGATCAAATATTAACATTCATTAAAAAGTCGTCTAAAACAATAGAGACTAGCGCTAATACAAATCTATTCTTCCAGAATGTTTTATCTTACCATGAGATGCAACAAAAAGAAAAGGTTGATAATATCAAAACCAATCTCTATGATAAAGTTGTAATTAGACCATCGGAAGCTTTTAATAGATATGTTTAATACAGAAGAACTAGATGAGAGAGAAAATATAATTGTTTGGGAAAAGTGGGTAGATCCCTATTTGCAGACTATACAAGATTCTGTGCCTACAGGAGACGAAGAGGATGAAGATTTAGAAGAAGAATATTTAGAAGATGAAGAAGATATAGAAGAATACGGATCTGTAGATAAATTAGGTAAGTTCAGAGCTATTGCAACACCTATGGGTATTATCCCGATTAATGAATCTACCGCAAGCGGCAAGATATTTAATTTTTGGGTTGGACATACTAATTTTGATATCACAAATGCTTTAGCTTTAATAATTGAAGAAACAGCAGGCGTAGAAACTTTAGATATCTTTACAAGATATAGGTTTCGTATTGGAATAGGTAAAGCTTTCCATGACTCAAAAGTTATGAGAGACATTAATTCAAGGGTATATGACTACTTAATATGACACAGATAAATAATGATTCAGATTTATACAATATACATAATTTGTGTATAGACTCAAAAAGCAGGGAGCTATTCTTGCACTCTAGTTTTGATTCAGAAGAAGAATCAGGTGTGGAGTTTAGATCTGCTATAATGTTTGAAAAAAATGTACGATATCTTAATCAAATTTCTCATGAACCTATTTTAGTACATATGCATTTACCCGGAGGTGATTGGCAAGATTGCATGGGTATAGTAGATACAATATCTACCTCTGCTTCTAAAATATTTATCCTAGCATATGGAAAAGTCGAATCTGCTAGTAGCATACTTTTTCAAGCTGCCGATCTAAGGGTGTTAATGCCGAATACTCACATGCTGATTCATTATGGTTCTTTAAGCATAGAGGATGAACATCGTGCTGCAAAGAGTAGTTTTGAGTGGAGTGAAAAAGAATCTCTAAAAATGATTAACATGTTTACTAGTAGATGTATTGACAGTCCAATAGCTAAAGAAAGAAATTGGAAAAAACATATTATTAAAAAACACATCATGACACAATTAGACAATAAAAGCGATTGGATACTAGATGCTGAAGAATCTGTATATTACGGTTTTGCTGACGGTGTATTAGGAGATAGAAAGTTTACTACGATAGAAAAACTAAAAAGCAGAAAAAGGTAATATGTATATAGAGTATTGTCTATATGACAGAACACTCAGCGAAAAAGACATATCTAAAGAAATAGAAAAAGCCCTAGACGTAGGCGTAAAAAATTTCTGTTTACTTCCCTATTCTTTAGCCTCTTTAAAAAATAGTGGTCTATTAAAAGAGATCAATGTCTCTGTACCTCTTGATTATCCTTTTGGAATTATGGATATTGATGCAAGAAAAGCTGTTCTTTCTAATTTATTAAATAAATACAAGATACAAGCCTTAGATGTTATTGCTCCTTCCAAAACACTTTCCAATAACAAATACTCTAAATTTAGAGAAGATGTTGATAATGTAAACTCAGTGTCTGAAAATTACGGATTAGATATTAGATATATATTAGAATATAGGATATTTAACTATGGAGTCCTGGCTCGATGTTGCCAAATTCTTACAGATAAAGGAATAGAAACCATTATTCCTTCTACGGGCAATATGATAGATGATATTCATGACAATATTATTGCTTGTAAATACCTAGAAAGCAAATCCAAAATTAAAACTATTTGCAGCGGTAATGTCTATCACAATAAACACCTGTCTTTATTAAAAACTCATAATATAGATAAAATCAGAGCTTTTAATATAAATACGGTCAATATGTTACAAAATTGATATTTTCAATTTTATTTATCTATTAATTATGGTGTAACTTACTTATAAGCAATAGGCCTATTTGCACCAACAAACCGGAGATATAAAATGAATTTAGAAGATAATGTGAAACAAAATGACGGATCAGCGTGGGAAGCGGACGGCAGCACTACCGTAAACAATGCTGGCACATTCATGGCTTTTGATAGCACAAATACCAAAATGGATGCAGTTAGCCCAGCGTACGCAGGCTATCTTGGAGGTTCAGTTCCAGCTGATACCAACAATCCAAATACAGATCAAGCTTTATCAGATGGTAATTTTGCACACAATAACCAACGTCCAATAGCCAAGGGTTTAACTACAGTTCTTGGTGGAGGCGCAGTAGACAGCAGATTGTTGGCTGGAGCTATGCTATCCTACGACGATACTAATTCCATACATGCTGTTGAAAATATTACCACAACTAGAACTGCTACAGCTATCAGAGGTGGTCAGTTCTTCATTGCAGGTAGAGATAACGACAGATATAATTTTAATCCAGATCCTACCACAGCTACAGACGCTTTTGGCAACGATAATGCTGCTAGAGTATCTAGAGCAACTCCTGGTAATCTAGTCTTCAAACTTGGTGGACCTTCAAGTGGTTCAAACCCTGTTGTAGACAGTTACTATTCAACTGTTGATAAAAAGACTGGCTAATTTTTAAACTTCATAACTTAATAATCAAGGACGGTGTATAGTTTATATACCGTCCTTTTTTATTGGAGATACATAATATGGCAGATCCTAATACTTTAGGTCATTTTTTTGAAAACTTTACTACACACATGGCTAGTGTTGTAATCGCACTTATTGGTTTCTGGACTGGTTTCGTTCGAAATCTAGTTAGCAGAAAAGAAGTGGAAGAAATGATAAATCATCAAAGTCAATACATGAAAGATAGAGAATTTATTATGGCTAGGTTAGAGGATCATAAAGCAGATAGTGCTACATTATTTAGAGCCCTTAATAAAAACACAGAGGTAATGAGTGAACTTAAAGTTCAAATAGCAATGCTAAGTAAAACACTAGAAGCATTGGAAAACAGAATAGAAAGAACATAATTTATAAAACTTTTAGATGGAGATAGAATAAATGGCTACTACAGATGTTGCTTTTTCTAGTGATAATGTTTTTCCTTCAGGTATGCCTAAAAATGGTAGTATGATTTTGCATGCTGGAATTAGAACAGGTAATTATGATGTAGATAATACTTATGCTACATCTGGTATTACTGATGATCAGATAGAGGTTAAATATTCTGGTCGATTTGACGATTATGACTATTATTTACAATAGTATTTAAGGTTAGTTATTATGAAAAAATCATATCAAACAAGCGAATTTTGGTTTACCATAGTTAGCTTTGTGATAAGCGGTTTATTTATAATAGGAGTTATATCTGAACCAGATACCAAAGACGATCTAATTAGTGTTGGCACTCATGTTGTTGAGAGTATTATTTTATTGGGTGGTCAGTTTATGGTATTTTCTAGATACTTAAACAAAAGGAAAATAGAGAAAATAGAATATGAAAAAACAAAACAAAAAGAGCAAGATAATCTAAGAAAAGAACTTGAAGATTATGTGGGTGTAGGTAAAAAACATGATGTTGTAAATATTAATACGGCAGACTTAGGAGAACTAATACAGTTACCACACATAGGCCCGCAACTTGCTCAAAAGATTATTGATTTTAGAAGTAGTGCAGAAGATGGTTTTAATAATCCCAGTGAATTAGTTCAAATTAAAGGGATTGGATATAGTGTGTTTTCCAATATTCGTCAATACGTCACCGTATGAGGTAAAATATGAGTAGTAAAGAATTAATTATTAAAGAATTTGATGCCCTTATCGAAAACGTCAAGACTAGCTTAGAAGACGTTAAGAGATTTGCTGTAGGAGAAGCGTGGAAAATACTACAAGTAGCTACAGCCAGTTTAATACAAACAATCGAAAAATTCGGATCAGATCTAGAAGGGCCAGAAAAAAAGACCATAGCTATGGAATTATTATCTAATTTTTATGATAAAATATTTTTAGCTGTTGATATTCCCGTTGTGCCTAATATTTTAGAGCCTATTATACATAAGACTGTCAAGGCATTTTTAATGGTTCTGGTAAGCGCAACAATTGATGCGTTAGTCACAACATTTAGAGAAGCAGGTATTTTTCTAAAGAAAAGGTTAGATGAAAATCCTTATAGTAAAGAAGTTGTAAAAGTTTCCTATGTTCCATGAAAGGGATAGATTATGAATTTTAGCCAAAGTTTTGAGGAATTTAGTAGCAGTTTAGGCCCGATGGATTTGGCTTTATATGCTGGCGTAGGCATAGTTTTATGGGTCTTGTTTAAGGATAAATTAAGTCCAGTTCAAAAAATTGTGCTAGATCTAGTTAATAAGGCAAAGTCTTCTTTAGGTAAGGATGGACAACCCAAAGTATCCGTACCTTTGCCTGATAGTATGAAAAATGCTCCAGCTAAAACCCAGAATGTATTTTTTGATTTGGTAGTATCCTGGAAACAAACACGAGATTTAGCAGAACTTAGCGGCTGTAAAAAAGCTGTTGAAGTAGCTGATCAAATGTTTCCTTACTTAAGTCCAACAATATGTTCGGAGGATAAAGATGCAGAATAAATTATTATTATTTGTAGGTGTTGTATTAGTATTTTTTGGCGTATTCAAGCCAGATTTATCTAATTTTTCCTTGCCTGTAGGTGGTAATACCGTATGTGTGACATCTAATCATGTTGCAGATGCTCCTGCTAATGAAGCGCTACTAAATAAAGCAAGGGCTATTACAGAAGTATTACTTGCTTCTGATGATTCCACAAGAAAAAGTGATTGCATAAAATTATCTTCTTTATACTGCGATATTGCAACATTAATAGAATTAGATAAAACAGATTTAGTAATTGCTGACACATCAACAATCAGAGAAGTAAATAGTGTTGCTGGTAAGATGTTAAGATTAGATATCAAAGATAAATATCCTAATCTTGCTGAGTTAGCTAAAGATCTTGTTGTAACCAATATCGGTGACGACGATGTGATTTTAGACGAAGAACTTAGACTTAAAGCTGTAGAGGCTTTTCGAGCATTAAGCTGGGCATTTTGGGAGGGTAGTAAATAATGCCAAGAATGACTCCAAAAAATTTATATGATGCTTACAGACAAGGATATAATGGATGTCTGTGGGAAGAGCACGTTTTTGTAGAACTAATAGATAGTTCAAAATATGGTTATTTTAAAGACGGAGCTAAAAAAATTAAAAATAGTGGAAAAGGGAAACTATCAACTCCTTTTATGTCTGTGTTAAAATTTGATAAAAATGCATATATAGAGAGACAAACTACAGGAGATTGTGTGTCTCACGCAACTCGGAACGCATGTGACATAACCAGAGCAGTAGAAATTGACATTAAGGGAGACAAAGAAAGTTGGATTGCTAGAGGTGCTACTGAAGCTATATATGGATGTAGAGGTCATGGTGGACAAGGAATGAGTTGTAGTCGAGCAGCTACTTTTGTTAGTCAAGCAGGTGGAATACTGGTTAGAAAAAATTATCCTGGTGTCGCTAACTTTTCTAAATACAATGGTTCTATGGGCGCCAAATGGGGGTCTAGAGGCTTGCCAGATAAAGTTATAGATAAGGCAGATGATCATCAAGTAAAAACAGTTTCCCTAATCAGAACTGTTGAAGAAGCTAGAGATGCTTTGGCTAATGGGTATGGATTAAGTGTTTGTAGTAATTATGGATTTTCCAGCAAAAGAGATAGCAAGGGATTCGCTAGAAAAAGTGGGTCCTGGAATCACGCAATGTCCTGGACGGCCTGTGATGATACTGGTAAAGAACCTGCTTTTCTTATACAAAACAGCTGGGGCAAATTTAATAGCGGAGGGCATCCAGAATGGGGTCCAATTCCTGATGGTTCTTTTTTAATACATGCTGATGTTGCAGAAGGGATGCTTCGACAAAATGGGGCTTATGCCTTTAGTGATTTTAATGGATTTCCTCCACAGAAACTTCCTGATTATGGCTTCGGAGATTATTTATGAGACTACTAGACAAGATTGCACTTAACAGTTTAATTAAAACCATTACTAGTTTTATACTAGCTATATTAAAAATGTTTGCCCCAAGCAAATCTGACAGCATAACTCCCAGAGAGAGAAAACGTCCTGTACTTGACTTTCTTAAAAAATGGATGAAATAAAATTATGAGCAAAATCTTATTTAGTGCAATTATTAGTTTACCCTTAATGTTTGGTCAGTTTTTATTTACTAATGTATCGGACGCTCCTTCTTATAGTACAACAGCTGTTGTTACCTTGGTTGGGGCAAAAATAGCTGCACAAAAAGATGTTGTAAAGAAATACAAAAGAAAAGATTGCCCTGTTTGCAAAGGAAAAGGCTGGTACATTAGTGGTGACGGAATAGCTAAAATAAGCTGTCAATACTGCGAATAATACGGTGTATTTAAATTTTGTAAAGCCACATAACCCACATAAAGGACGATCTCTATAATGTCAGATATACAAAAAATTAATACTGACAAGTCTATAGATAATGGTGGTATTACGGTTAGATATCCATTCGGAGAAGGAGAAGGTCGTGATGCTAAGATATCTAGTCAAAATATCAAGACTCAAGCAAGTAATTTATTAAATAAGTTTAAACCATTAAGAAGCTTTGAAGCAAAGACATTCTCATCCCTCTATTCTATGTTAACAGACAAAACTTTGGGAATATATCAATCTGACTTACCGTACCCTAGCACATCTAACTTTACATTAAAATCACAATTAGACTTGGGAATAGGTGTTTTTTCTGTATTTAACGAGCATTATATTTTTAATTATAACAATTATATATACGTGTGTTGTAATAATAATAATATTAAATATATAGATGCTGATTTTAATATATCTGAAATTGATATTGGTTACAGGTGGGACCAAATCTTTTTTAAAGACAATGATACTATTTTTACCTTATTAGATAATAAGATTTATCAAATTGATTTAACAAATAATACAAGCTCTGTTTATGGAACATTAGACAGCGCAATACCATATCCTGTAGACGATATTAAATATGACAACATCAATAACAAATTTATATGTGGGTCAAGCGAAAAAATATTTATTAGCAACAATAGCTTGACCTTGCTCGCTACCTTGAACAATACAGTGCAAACTTTATTCAATAACAAAAACGGCACTTTTATAGCATCTAGACCTTTAGACGGAAATCATGATGCTCAAGACAATTTTCAAATAGACTTATCAGATAATTCTATCACAACATTAACAGATAACAAAAACTATCATGAATATATAGATTTATTTTGTAATAACTACATAAAGTCTACCGACATAACAGATGAATTATATAGCGGTTCTACTTTATTGGGCAGTCTAACTCTGTTTGGAGATGCGTCTAATGATGTGTTGTCCATAAATCAGGCTACAGACACTATTGTTGTAAGAGAAGCAGACAAAAGAAATGTCTATTCTTTAACAAATGCTCTTAATGGTAAACTTTCTAAACTTGTGGAGTTAGATTAATGGGTGTACTTGTTGTAGCACAAAGCGGCGTGTCGATCACCCCAACACCAACACCCAACAGGTCTGCAACCCCTACACCAACACCAAGTGTTACATCTACTCCAATAGTAGTCACTGTCACCCCAACTGCTACTTCTACAGTAACGCCCACTCCTACTATTACCAAAACACCAACCCCCACACCAACAACATCTCCTAGACCAATATCTATACTGACCCATCCTGAGTCCCAAACAATAGATATAGAACAAACACAAAGTGTAATGTTGCGTACAAGTACAGATAATAATTCTACTCATTATTATTCTTGGCAATACTCTGACAATGGAGGTTCTGACTGGAATTTTATTACAATAAGTGGTTTATCTGTGCCGTCTAAGAAATCTAATCCAACATCCTACTTATTCTTAAATAATCTCACACCCGCTCAACACAATAATCAATACAGATGTCAAATCACCAATGAAGTATTTACTACAGAAACAAACGTGGCAACACTTACCATACTGACAGATATCAATATTACAACACAGCCCACAGGCACTACTATTTCAGGTAGTGGAACAGCAACATTTTCTATAGGTGCAGAATAATGTCAATTAATTATCAATGGCAAGTATCTAAAGATGGAGGAGATAACTACTCCAATATTAATTATACAGGAACTATTTTAAACTTAAATAGAATCAAAAGACATCAAGACAATAATCTTTATAGATGTAGAGTCAACAGAGATGGTAGCGCCAAATATAGGTACAGTAATTCCGCTAAACTTACAGTCTTTCCAGATATATCTCTTGGCAAATTACCCAGTAACATTTCTATAGACGACGGAAATCTTTCGCTAAGTCCGACAGTTTCTGTAGACAATAGTGCTACAACTTCTTTTCAATGGCAGTATTCAGATAACGACGGTGATAAGTACTATAACTTACCATCGCAAACAGGATCAGGATTAACTCTTACAGGACTATCTTCCGCCAATAAAAATTGGCTATATAAATTAAAAGCAGATAGTTACTATTATTCAGGTATTGTCAACACAGTATTTTCAAACGCTGTCAAGACGAATATTGAAACAGATGTTCCAATTATACAAATATGGAGACAACCACAGCATTACTATATAGACACTCAATCTCAAGAAGCGAGAGCAGAATTTGATGTAACTGTATCAAGCACAGGATTAGATGCAAATGGTATTCCGACTACTTTTTTCGAGTCAAGCGGAATTAGCTACGCTTGGGAACGAACAATAGATAATATTAATTGGGAACCTGTTGCTACCCATCCTAGTGGACAAAACAAATTATCTATTTATGATCTAATAAAAGACGAAGAAGCTAGCAGTAAAACAAGTTGGCAGAATTACTATCAGACTATTGGAGCTAAATATAGAGTAAACGTATCTAAAGATGGGCATACTGTTATGTCAGAAAGCGCTTCATCATTAGACGGCATTAATCTTCCAGAAACTACTAATTCTGACTATAGTTCCAAAATATATAGTATGAATCACTTTCATATTAGAACCTGCAAAGGTTTGACCTTGGGTCTTTTTAGTAATTGTCCTCAAATTCTAGAAAATAAAAATAGAAGAATTAATCTTAAACTTTTAAGCTTAGAATCTAATGGAGACAAATATGACTTAGTTCTAAATATGATCAGAGCCCCAGAAAATAATGAGACCAAACCTTACAGTATTGCTATAGAAAACGTTTCTTTATTTAAAAACAACATTTTACAACAAAATGCTGTAACAAATTTTAATTCATCGGAAAACAAAAAAACACCATTTACTATAAACGAATCCGCCGGAGTGCAATCCTTATCAAATAATATTTCTGCTGCTGGAGCAGGCATAGTTTATGGACAAGGCTATTGCATCAATCTGTGCAATCCTTTACACGGCAATAATTTATTGAATGCTAATTATAAAAACTTTATTAGCAATTGTATAGCTAAGTCTAGCAATAAACAATATGGTGCTATTAAAGTAGGTTTTACAACTACAGGTAGTTCGTCTGCAGATACTGATTTATTATCTAAACTTCCAACTAAAATAAAAATTCAAAACGGCAATGACGTCAGTGTAGATCTGAAAATTAGTTATGAAATTATAGGTAGTGCTAGTCCAATATCAAAACTTACATTATCCGATATAGATGTCGTAATATTAAATCAAGGATATAATTGGTCTTCTAGACAATTCACCGAAGCAGAGCAGTTAGCTTTAAAATACTATGTAAATGATGGTGGAGGATTAATTACATCAGAATGGGTTTTATGGAATGCTTATTACGGGAAATTCAATCATTTAAAAGAAGTATTTGCTGCAGAACCTAATAGATATTACAAGACAGAGAAAGAGGTTCGATATTATCAATATATTCAAGATAGTATTATCAATAATAACGTTGAAAAAGATTTTAAGTTTGGTCCTGCCAATGTTGCTGGAGGAACAGAAACTACTCTAGATTCTTTTAAATCTAAAGCACAGATTTTTTATATTAAAGATCCTTTACCTATGGAAATAGGTTTAAGGGAATCAACATTTAATATTTTAGATTTATTCTCCTTTACAGCAAAAGAAACCGAAAATACAACATCAGTTTCTTTAGATGGACTTTCAACATTCTTTGAAGGGTCTTTTCATTGGTTAGGAAAAGTAGATACAGATATAAAAATTGGAGGTGCTTTATATTGGATTTATAAATCTTTAATAGAGCATTATAGGAAAGCAGAACCTGGTACTACTAAGCCTAATTCAGTTTGGTCTTTAGGAAGACTGTTAGTTGGAGGCACAACAGATGGTATCAATCCTATATTGAAAGAGTATGATTACGACATATCCGATTTCTTATTTAGTGAAAGTCAGCTTCCTTCAGCTCAAATTTCTCCAGAACAAGAACTTACTCCTAATGATAATTTTTGGAAAGATTTATCCAAACTTTTAGGAGGCCTCAGACCCGTTAATAGCTATTATAGAGATCACAGAGAAATTGTTAAAGATAGTATTGCTATAACAAAGCCATTAATAGGAGGAACTACAGCGGTTAAACCTGTATCGGGAGAATTATCAATGCCTATTTCTGTTGTTAGTTCATCAGATTTGCCTATATCTTTTACTTTGCAAAAAGCTAGCGGAGAATCTTTTGAAGATGCTTTTTCTGGTACTTTTAATGGTCATTCTATCTATATATCAGGTATTGAATCTTCTGATATTGATGATTTGCTTGATAGAAGAGTTGTATTTAAAACACCATTAAACGATGAGGGTGTATCAACTCAATTATTTAGGTTCCAATCTCAGGGGCACGCAGGAATATTACGTCGTCCTCCGTTAAACAACCAAGCATACGTTCAAAAATTAAATCATAATGGGTCAGGACTGTTTAAAAAAACAATCACTCATACCGGAGTAAATGGTATCACATCAGAAGGACCTTCTATTTCATTAGGGTCTTCTGGTAATTTAATTAGTTGGCAATATTCTTATGATGATAAAAATTATTATAATATTCAAAGCGGAGGATCAATATCTGGTACAGATTGCATCTTAACTCTTAATAGTGGAGAATATAATAAATTTATTAGATATAAAGCCTACCCTCTTCGTAATAATATAACTTCGGACAATGTAACACCAACCATTAATTCTATTGCATATAGTTCTTCCAATCTTTATGATCCACAAAATGATATATTTTTAGATAGACAATACAATAATTATTATACAAGTGGAGGTGTATACTATTGCGATCTATATGTGTCTGTAGAAAATACTAATGATACTTTTACTTTAGAAGATATTACTTGGGAACAGTATAGTTCTACTACAAATACATATAGCAGTGTCCCTAACACTTCAGGTCATAATGTATTAGTGGCCAGTGGAGTAAAAGTTGCTTTATTGGATAATTATAAGTTTAGAGCTAAAATAAACAACAGGATTTTTTACACATGAGTTCTTATAATACTTTATACATAGATATAAAACAATCTCCTAGCCTTTTAGCTTCTGTAGAGAACGTTAAGCTTTCATCTGATATATATTATTTAAATGCTGATCGTCAACAGTTTTTATTAAATACTGCTGATGGAACGGTTAGCTACTCTTGGCTTTATTCTGCTGATGGTGGACAAACATTTAAAACTTTAAATCAAAATAGTCCTAGTTTGTCACTAGACGTAAACACATTAAATATTCAATACATATATAAATTAAAAGTATCCATAGACAGAAATCCTTCTTCTTTGCTAAGTAATAGCTCTGATATTAAAAATATTATTTCTAATACTAGCAACAATATTATTTTAACTAATCAAACCGATGATGATTCTGAAGTATTGTATAGCGAAGCAATAACTATTAATCATAATCTAGATTTAGAAGATATTATTGTAGATATGGCTTTAAACGATATTATAGAACAACTTGGCAACGAAATTAATTTTAATAATCAAGTAGACAACCTAGAGCTAAATGTAGAATATGAAGAATCTATAGAAGATACAGAAACTATAGAATCTGTTACTATCGGAGCAGATAGCCCTACAGGTGGTGCTGGTTTTCTGACAACTACATGCTATGAGCGACGAGTGAACTATTTTTGCGGTGTCAAGATTGATTACTGTGTTAAATCAGAAGAATTTATTTTCCCCGGCAGTAACTTTGTTTGTGATGGAGCAGAAATTTGTGTAGGAAAGTGTGTCGTAGAAGATCAAGCTCTACTTAAAATTAACACGCCCGTTGGAGAATGGTATAATACCAAAATAGGAAATGGTCAATTTAGATGGTGTGTAGGAGGTGTTCAAACTGTACCCCCTATTGATTCGGTAAGTAGATCAACTGACTACGCTAATTGCGCAGACCCTATAGATCACCCTGAGAGAGGTAAGGCACTGAAGTGCTATGATCCTGAAAGTAAAACCGATTGGTACACGTGGTTCTTTGACTTACATTGGAAAGATTGCGCCCCAGTGAGACCCAGCAAGAGGGGAGCAAAAGGTGCTGATGGGGGAGGTTGTCCTGGAAGAACCTATAATATAATTAAGAAATGGTGCAATCCATCGAGTTGTCCAGGAGAGCACGAGTACCAATATAAATACAATCCATTCCTTAACCCCTCAGCAACTGAAAAACAATTTAGATGTAAGCCAAATAAATACGTGTACCAAGGAGGCTGCTCCTGTGAAGATAAAAATGGGAACACATCTGTTGAGTACGGAGGAGGTTGTGCTGGTCCGGCTTGTACGTCTGTAGCTGGTCCGACAAATATACAATATGTTGGAGCGATTACCGTTAACGTTTTCGCAGATCCAGATGGCACGCTACGCGCTGAATTTTCCGGCAGACCTAAATTAGAATCAAACAAGAAATACACACTACACCTTCGTGATGGTTCAGCAGGTAATCATAATCTAGATAATATATTCAAATTCACAACACCATATCTTGACCCAGATTCAGACCTTTGTGATATACACGATTTAAATATAGGAAGCGACCTTTGGGGTCCTTGTATAAATCAAGCATTATGTTATCAAGAAGAAGATATTGACCCTAGCTTCAAATGTTTTTCTGGTGACGCCATATACAAAGTCAAAACAGCTGGAAACAAAAGCTACAGTTGCGCAGAGCATTGTGAAAACGACGACATTCCTAGGATTGATGCTCCTATATATTCAATTTATATCCCTACAACTAGACCAAGTTCTTCAGAAGGTCTGATGACACTAAGCAAGGCACAAAAATATGTAAAAGATGCTGCTGGTCCTAATGATCCGTATTGGATTAGACAAGACGGGATCAGACCTGCTGGAGGAAGATCAAAATGTGAATATTATTGTCAAGCAACTCGTAAGAAAAAAAGCTATAGCATCGCTACTACAGCAGGGACTACTATAGGAAAGCCAAGTCTCAATCAGCCTTGTAAAGCCTGTGACTGTGAAACAAATGCTGATTGTGGGGGCTGCGGGGTCTGTTCTAATGGTCGATGCATAGATTATCCGAGTACACACAAACTTGCTGGCCGTCATCCTTGTGCTTCAATCCCAGGATCTGTTTGTTGTACAAGTGTTACTCGTGATATAGGAGAAAAAACAGGATATAAAAAAACTGTGACATGCGCCGATCCCTACTTTTGTCAAGAGTGTATAGCTGTTGAAAGCGATAACTCTGGCGATCCTAGTGGGACTACTGCTGGACTTCCTTATAATTCTAATGATCCTACTGTAGCGTGTTGTGCTGGAGTTAAATATGATCCTAGATGTAAACAATGTGAAGAAGGTACGATAACCGACACATGCATACCTCCAAAAGTATGTACTAAGTCAGGAACAGATACTTGGGACGACGGCTCTGATCCATTTTCTCCAAATCTAATTGAATACGACACGTTTTCATGTATAATACCTCCTTGTCCTCATTGTTCATTTGAAGCTGATGATTATGAGCAGACAGGTAATTGTATCCCTTATAACGGAAGTGTCAATGCAATATTGTCATGCCAGGAGTGTGAAGTTATATCTAATCCTTTTTATCCTGCTTTGAGTGACGAACCATATATGCCATTTTTTACCTCTACTTTAGATGAGGGAGAAGAATGTTGTCAAACTGGTGAAACCACAGCGGCTCCGTCAAAAAAATGTTGTAGTGATGGACCTGGAGATTACTCCTATAGTTGCGGAGAAGATCAAAAGTGTTGTAATGGAACCTGTTTAAATGAAGGGGAGTGCTGTGGAGAATCTGGGGCAGAACCTGCTCCAGTATGTCAGAACTGTGAAGGTGAACCCGCATGTCCTGCAGGAACAACATGCTGCACAGGAACAGATCAAAACCCTCCATATGGCGTAATATTTCTTGGATGCGCAGACCCTACACAATGCCAAGAGTGTGGTAGCGGATGGGGTAATAATCGTCAAGGCGTCCGACCAACATACGATACAAGCGACCCATGTTTAGTATGTAACGAAGGTAGTGTTGATACCATTACTTCAGACGACCCAGAAGATCCTTGTTATTCAGCCCCGCAATCTATTTTCTATGAACCTTAATCGGAGATAACTAAATGAGTAGTATAAGAGTAAAAAATTTACCTGTTTCTACAGGAGTTTTAAACACAGATAATCTAATTGTTAGCTCTGATGATTTAACATATAAGCTTCCTGTTTCTGATCTAAAAAAACAGTTGGTAAAACAGACGGCTAATTCACGAACAATCGCTACTGAGTTAAATTACGACACTACAGCTGATGACCTTAACAATATCATTAATGTCAACAAAAGTGTGCCGTCTACAGTAACTATAACATCTGCCGCATCAACTAGCGCAAATATAGGTGACCATATAGATGTATTTAATACTAGTTCTACTTCAGATGTAAGAATTTTATCACCTTCTGGGGTATATATAAGAAGCATGAATAATCATGTAGATTTAACGAGACAATATAGCGTAGGTAAAATTACTAAATTTTCCAGTAATGAATGGATGCTTACTGGAGATTTTTTCACTTCTCCTAGTGGTACATTCTAATGAAAAACAACAAACAATTGGAAAGCCTATCTAACAAGATAGCAAATGATTCAGGTCTAAATGACTGTGAAGAATATGGTAGCATTCTTTTAACGATTATGATAATTGGAATAATTTTAAATTCAATTAGAGTAATTCAAGAATGCAATAGTAGTAAATTAAACAAAATGTCTGATGAAGAAAAACATTCTTTTCTAAAAGATCAGATTAAAACTTTATCTAGTAAACGTGGATGGTTTACTAAAATGCGTATTCGCAAAGTTATGAGAAGAGAACTTAAAAAAGATACATACAAACAGTATGGTGCAAATATCGTAGACAGTATTTTAAATAGTGGAGAGAATATCACGGATGATGAACTTTCATCAATTCTGGAGGCTTTAAATGTTTAGTATAATTATATGGTGCGTATATGGTATATTCGTCGGAGCTATTGCTAAGAGCATTGTTCCTGGAGAAGAAAATTTTGGCTTTTTTAAGACAATAGCATTAGGAGTAGCTGGCTCATACATGGGCGGCGCTGTATTATATCTACTGGGGCAGTATAATGCACTAGAGCCTTCGGGCATATTCATGGGAATAGCTGGTGCTGTTTTAGCTTTAGTATTATATAATAAATTAGTAAATGAAAAATAGAGTTCCAGTATTATTGTGGTTATATCATGTCGATTTATGGCCAGAAATACTGTCTCTATTAATACCAATACAAGATCTTATTGAATTGCATATAGGTCTGTATAAAAACAATGAACAAAATTTTATAGTTGAAGATAGTATACCAACTATTTTCGATGTATATAATATTACATATCATGACAATATGGGAGGAGATGTCCTTCCTTTTCTTGAACAGTTAAATAGTCTAGACTCTTCTAGATTTGAGCATGATATATTTTTGAAGATACATACTAAAAAAAGTTTATTTGCAGGAAAGATTAATTGGAGAATTATACTTTTACATAATCTTATAGGTAGTAGGTCTATTTTTCTAAAAAATTTAGACAAACTTAAAGACAATAAGTGTGGTGCTCTTACATGCTCTAATTTAATTCTGAGTGATATGGAACACACAAACAAAAGTATTATAGAAGACATATCAGAAAATATACTATCTATTCCATATGAGAAAGTAAAGAATAAAAAATTCTGTGGAGGTAATATGTTTTTTGGTAAAATCTCTACTTTTCATTCTTATTTTAATAGTGATACATTATCCTTAATTAGGCCAAAATTAAAAAAAGAAAAAGGGAAAATTAGTGATGTTAAAAAAGGAACATATGCACACAGTCTAGAAAGACTATTCGGGTATATTGTATTAGATAATAATCAAAAAATAATTCCTTCAGCACTAGAAGCGACCAAGATACTCAATCCACTTGCGCAAAACAATAAACTTCATATAATACTATTGTACGATGAGATTTCTTGCTACATTCACGAAGATATCAATGTTTGTGGTAAAATTCTATCTCGTTCTGATAAAGCCATAGAGATAGAGTGGTTTCATTTAACCAATCCGGTAATTAAAAAATACAAATATATTTCAAATAATACGCTAGTAGCTGATGCACAAAAATAGGATATTATTAACAGGTGGCTCAGGCTTTTTGGGTAAACATGTATATAAAAATTTATTAGAGAATAATTACAAAGATATTTATATCCCCAGAAAAGTAGATTACGACCTAAGAAACTTGTCAAAATGCAATGATTTATTTAGGTCTGTTAACCCAGATACTGTTATCCACTTAGCCGCAACATGTGGTGGTATAGGCGCTAATATGCGATCTCCCGGTAGGTATTTTTATGATAATATGTCTATGGGTCTAAATATAATAGAGCAAGCTAGATTGAATAATGTTAAAAAATTCATACTGATTGGTACTGTCTGTGCCTATCCAAAATTGTGCAATATTCCTTTTCAAGAAAAAGATATATGGAAAGGATATCCAGAAGAAACTAATGCTCCATACGGAGTAGCGAAAAAATCTTTATTCGTTATGTTAGACGCATATAATAAAGAGTATGGTTTTAATAGTACGATTTTAGTGCCATCAAATCTATATGGTCCCTATGATAATTTTGAAGATCATTCAAGTCACGTTATACCTGCCCTAATTAAAAAAATTGATTATGCAAATAAAAATGGGGAAGACACGGTTGTTATATGGGGAGATGGTTCTGCAAGTAGAGAATTTCTATATGCAGATCAAGCAGCTAAGGCAATTGTTAAAAGCATAAACGTAAATACAGGACCTAGCCCAATTAATCTTGGTTCTGGAGAAGAAATAACCATAAAAAATCTTGTCAATAAACTTGTACATAAAATGAACTTTAATGGCTCAATATCTTGGGATACATCCAAACCAAACGGACAACCTAGAAGATGTATAAATGCTAATAAGGCTATGTCTTATTTAGGCTGGCAAAATCAAGTAAATATAGACAAAGGACTAGATATGACTCTGGAGTGGTATAATAATGACGTATAATATTCCAGAAGATTTTGATTGGGAGTTTTATCTATCTTCTCATCCAGATCTTGTCAAAGCGGGAATCAACACAGAAAAACTAGCTAAATATCACTATGTTACTTATGGTAAAAAAGAAAATAGAATTTATAAAAAGTCTCAAGATGAGGTCTTGGGATACTTTGATAAACAAAGTGACTCTAACGATAATATAGTTTTATTTGTACAATGGTATGACGATCCGAATACTTTTATAAATAGAACTAAATGTTTACATAGGAATATCAGCAATCCATATATAGATATTATTAATATATTCTATGAAGCTGGCTCAGAGCATAAATTACATCAGTCTATTATTGAAAATGAAAAAGTTAAATTAGTTCCTCTTAATCAAAGAATGAACTACGGTTTATGGATGCGGTTTGCAGACATGAACTATTCAGACAGTATAAAGATTTTATGTAATTCTGATATCTATCTTGATGAAACAGTAGTGTCATTGAAACAAGCATCGTTTAATAGTAATAGAATACTAGCAGTCACAAGGAAAGACGAAGATGTAAATGGTAATATAGTTACCAGTAAAGAAAGGTTTTCGGATGACGCAATAGACATCAATCCTCTCTATTCTCATGATTGCTGGATATATAAAGATAAAATTGATGCCATAGAATACAGTAATATAAACTTAAATTTAGGATATGAAAATTGCGACAGATTATTTAAGAAGTATTGTCAACAACATAATATTGAATTTGTAAATTTGTTTCCTAATATCAACTGTATTCATTTAGATCACAGATCTCAAAAAACAAGACCCGCTTACGATTTAAACGTTGAGGCTGATAAAAAAAAACTAATTTTATATACAACATATTATAAATCTAGTAATATACAAAGACAGCATGAGATCGACATTGCGTTAACAAAAAATGTAAACAGCTCTTACTTTGCAAAAGTTTATATATTTGTAGATACAGACACAGAACTACCCAAATCTATTCGTAATAAAAACTATGAGATTATTCACAACAGCGACAAACCTTTTTATTTTGATTGGATATCTCACTCACAAAAGCATTTGAACGATACAGATATTTCATTGTTTGGTAATGCAGATATTGTGTTTGATGACACAATAAATATTTTATCTGATTATTTTACAGAAGAGCCAACGTTAATTTGCTTGAGCAGATATGAGAAAAATCAACTCTGTTCTAAGCCTCATTGGTCTCAGGACACTTGGGCTTTTCAAGTTAAAGACATTAGAAATATTAAGTTTATTGATGATACAAAAATTAAAACAGGACATGCTAGATGCGATAACAAAATAGCTTTTGTTTTTGCTGTAAATGGTTGGATTATGAAAAATCCTTGTTTTAACATTATAACAGAACATTTACATTATAGTCAACATAGGTCATATAAAATTAACGATGATGAAGTAATCGGAGGTATGTGTTATATATATCCTTCTCGTGATTACAGCTCTTCTAAAATAGATTATGCTATAGTTAATAAAAATCATAATCAAACAGATAATGAAGATATTCCTATTTGGTCCTTAGAAATGCTAGAAAAAACAAATAGCTCTGATGTCGTCAAAAACTTTAAGACAATAGGAAGTATGTACAACAAAAACCATTTAATGGGAGGTTGGTCTACGGTTAATGACTTACTAGATAATTACCAAGAATCTGAGACTGCTAATATAAACTTAATAACATTTACTTGGGAAACTTTTTTATCTGAACAATACAAAGTATTTGAAAAACCCTGGATAGGAATAGATCATTTAGTAAATTTTATTCCACAATATTATCGTAAAATTTCAAAAAATATATTACCTGAAAGCAATTTTTTCAATCGTATTCTACATAAAAGTAATGTATTAGAAAATTGCAAAGGTATAATCTATACTTCAGATAGTACAAGATTGAATAGCCTTAATTGTAAATACACAAAACATATACCCAAATGTACCGTTCATCATCCTGTTATATCAGACCCGGAATCTGTACAATTCAATCTGGATGCATACCTAAATAATAAAAATAAAAAACTTATTAATTTGGGCTGGTTCAATAGAAACTTTGGTTTTTTTGAAAGGCTTAATATCCCTGACTTTGAAAAACTTTTTGTTTTTGGTGGCCTGTCTGGATACAAAGGTTATGTGTTTACAGAAGATCTATATTATCATGGTATTGATATGATTAACACAGAAGTATCTCCTAGACTTTCTGATAAAGAGCTGAACAATGTTTTAAGCCAGAATGTGATATTCGTTAATTTATATGATTCTTCAGCTAATAACGCTATTATTAATTCTATTCAAAGAAATTGTCCAATAGTCATTAATAGATTAGATGCTTGTATAGAATACTTAGGTTCTGATTATCCGTTATATTATGACTATCCAGACGAAATACAAGACTTGTTGTCAGAAAGCTCTATAGCTTCTGCTCATGAATATTTAAAACAATTAGATATTAATAGTTTTAGCATGGACTCCTTTGTTGCAAAAATCAACCATTTCGTCAAACAGGTCGCAAGTCATGCCTAAAAAAATACTACTTTTAAGCAACCCCCGTCACGGCACAACATTTCTATTAAACTGCCTTAATGCGAATCCTGATATAAAAATGTGCTATGAGTTAATGAGTCTTAACAATATTCAAGGCCCCAATCAATACTGTGATTGTTTTTCTGTAATAATGAAAGATGATTTCTCAACAAAAGAAGAATTAGAAAAAGAATTTTCTAATAGATTTTTAAACGAATATTTATATATAAACAATCTAATAGATAAGCTAGACTCAATTAAAAATGTCCGTTACGTTGGCTTTAAAATTTTTGCTCAGCAATTATTTTTTAACCAAGTTTCAAACCACACCAGCCTCGAAAACTTACTGGATAAATTTGACAAAGTAATATTTTTAGACAGAGATACGACATCAATTGCTTTTTCTTGGCTTAACGCAAAACAATATGGCTATTCTTTGTCAGATAGAAAAAACAAAAATCCAGATATTGTTGCAAATAAGCAAGACATAATAGATATAGTTAGAGAAACAATTAAAAAACATAAAATTTTTAATACCGCTCATGAATATTTAGAGCAAAACAATACTCCTTACTTAGATTTAACATATGATAAACTTGGTGAATCTTCAGTATGTTTATCTAAGTTTTTAGATACAGATATAAATATTCACAGTAATTTTAATCCAGTAGAAAACAACTACAATAAATTCTTATCCAACAACATACAGCTATCTAAAAACATTTCAAATATTGATAAGTTAAAAAAAATCAATGACAGCCCTAAACCTTGTAAGTTACAGCATTCTAACATCAGACAAAATAATAAATTAGAAGCTATTAATATATTACACACAGGACGAGAGACACAATTAGAAACACAACATCTATGCGATCAAATTAGTAATAGTTTAAAAGCTTCGGATAGCGACAAAAAACTCGCTCAAACCATAGATATTAATATCATATTATCGTCTAATAGTTTATGTTCTTTTCTTGATAGTCAGATAGTTTTACTAAAAAAATATTTTACTAATGTTAATTTTATATCCTTACAAATTCCTAAAAATCAAGATTTCTACTACAACGATATTTCTGACGCAGAACTACCTAATATTAATCTAAACTATGGATTGAAATCAGGACCTAATTATGTTTTCTTCCATGTCTTACCAGAAATGAAGAAGTATAATACTTGTTTGTTTTTAGAGTTAGACTGCTACTTAAAACAAGGATGGCTTACTTCTATAACAAATTACACAAAACATTGTGGCAATTTCTGGATAAGCGGGGCAGCATATCACGGAAGCCAAACTTTTTCCGATCCCGACTTGTTACTAAATCACCATATCAATGGAGGAACATGTCTATATAATACAGGAGATACTAATTTTCAAATTTTTATTGAATGGTCTAAGAATATATTTCATATTTTAGTTGAAGAAAATTTAACACTACCATATGATTATTTAATACCATACCTATATCTCATTTATGCTCAATACCCTAGTGGCGATCAATGGCAAATCGTTAAAGAAGCAAAACAAAATTATCTTTACAATAACCTAATATCTGATTTGAGCTTACCAAATGACATTAATACAGATTTATATTCCGTTCCTGGCTGCATAATACACAAAAAGATAAAATAAACTTACTTGACTCATATAATCATTAAGTATACAATAACAACATGAGACCAGACTGGACAGATTATTTTTTAGGATTGGCTAAAATCGTTTCTCAACGTAGTCACGATATACATACACAGCACGGCTGTATTATAACTGATAGGAATAATCTTATTTTAGGTACTGGCTATAACGGTTTTCCTAGAAATGTAGACGACTCCCTACTTCCATTATCTCGTCCAGACAAATACGCATGGATGATTCATGCCGAACGCAATGCTTTATCTAGTTGCACTCACAAACCAACTAATGGAATAGCTTATGTTACAGGACAATGTTGTAATGATTGTATCATGTCCTTATGGCAAGCTGGTGTCACGACTGTCGTTATGGCCAATAGTCATGGAACTAAATTGTTTGATGAAACAGCCAAAAAGAGATTTGATTTGTTCGTAGAATTAACTGGTATAAAAATCGTAAGACATACACCAAATTTTTCATGGATTCAAGAAATAGATTTTTAAAATCAAAATCAAGAGTAAAAATTTGTGGTGTATTATAAAAATAACAACGTAATCAAATGGCCTTGCATACTCTAACCAATGATTTATCATAAATTATGAACGAATCAATTCTTTCCATACAGGCCAATTCTTTTTAATTTATAGGAGCTAGGATGTCGGCATTAAATGAACTTCAGAATTATACCTTTGTTAGTAAATACGCCCGTTGGATTGAATCAGAGAATAGAAGAGAAACTTGGAAAGAAGCAGTAGATCGTGTTAGAAATATGATGCATACATATTATGCTGATAAAAACATGTCAGAAGATATCGATTGGGCATACGATATCATGTTTAAAAAGAAAGTTTTAGGAAGTCAAAGAGCTTTGCAATTTGGCGGAGAGCCGATCTTAAAAAGACATGCTAAAATTTATAACTGTACTAGTTCTTATTGTGACAGACTAAGATTCTTTCAAGAATGTTTCTGGTTACTATTGTGTGGTAGTGGTACAGGATTTAGTGTACAGAAACATCACATAGCTAAATTACCTAATTTGTCTCATAATAAAAAAGACAAAAAGAAAGGTGTAAAATATAAAATAGAAGATAGTATTGAGGGATGGTCGGATGCTTTGGGTGTTCTACTAAGTTCCTATTTTACTAAGGCTGCTGAAGATAAGTTTAAACAATATAAAGATCAGTATATTGTTTTTGACTATAGCAATATTAGAGAAAAGGGATCACAACTATCTTCTGGTGTGGGCAAGGCGCCTGGTTTTGAGCCCTTGCAAAACGGTTTGGAAAAAATTAGAGAAGTATTGGAGACATGTATTGAAAACAAACAGAAAAAACTCAGACCAATTGATGCTTATGATATTATTATGCACTCAAGCGATGCTGTATTATCTGGTGGTGTTCGCAGAAGTGCGTCGTTAGCATTATTTAGTGCAGACGATGCGGAGATGGCTAAAGCTAAAACCGGTAATTGGTATGTAGATAATCCTCAAAGAGCCAGAAGCAATAATTCTGCATTACTCTTAAAAGACGATACATCTTATGAGCAGTTTGCTTTATTGATGGAATCTGTTAAAGAGTTTGGTGAACCTGGATTCATTTGGAGTGATTCCACAGAAATGACATTTAATCCTTGTGTTGAAGTAGGTATGTGGCCTGTTGATGAAAAAACAGGAAAGTCTGGTTGGCAAGGATGTAATCTCTCTACAATCAATTGCTCTTCTGTTGTTGATGAAGAAGATTTCTATGAAAGATGTAAAGCTGCTGCTATCATTGGTAGTTTACAAGCTGGTTTTACTGGTTTGGATTATTTAGGAGAGACTAGTAAGGCAATATTTGATAGAGAGGCTTTGCTTGGAGTTTCTTTAACTGGTATCATGGAGAAGCATGAATTAGTACTTACAGAGAAGGTCTTAAAGAAAGGCGCAAAAATTGCTGTAGACACCAACAAAGAAATCGCCAAAAAGATTTCTATTAATCAGGCAGCCAGAGTAACTTGCTTAAAACCAGAAGGTACTTCAAGTTCCATGCTAGGTACATCATCTGGCATCCATCCACATCATGCTAAAAGATATATTAGACATGTTCAAGCAAACATCTTAGAGCCGCCTTACCAATATTTTAAAAGCTATAATCCTCAAGCGTGTGAAAAGTCTTCTTGGTCTGCCAATGATACAGACGAAGTTGTTAAATTCCCTATTGAGGTTCCCGATGGATCTAAACTTAAAAACCAACTACCCGCTATAGAAATGCTTGGCGTAGTAAAAGATGCTCAAAAAAACTGGGTTCATTCTGGGAAAAACAGATCATTATGTACTCAAGATTTTCTTAGTCATAATGTTAGCAATACTGTAACTGTACAGCCAGATGAATGGGAAAGTGTCACAAAATTTATATATAATAATAGAAAGTTTTTTGCCGGGATTAGTCTAATCCCACAGAGCGGAGACAAAGACTATCCTCAGGCTCCTTTTACTACAGTATATACTAGTAGAGAAATTGTCAAAGAATATGGAGATGCTGGGTTGTGGTGTTCAGGTTTGATTGAGTTGGGACTAAATGCTTTTAATAATAATTTATGGGCAGCATGTGATTATATTACATTAAACCAATTAACCGACAAAGACGCTGAAGATAAAAAATTATTTGCAATCAAAATGCATAGATTCGCTAAAAAATATTTTGAAGGAGACTTTAAGAGACTAACATATTGTATGAAAGATGTATATAATTGGAAAATTTATACTGATTTATACCAGAGTTTTAGTAAAGTGGATTATACACAACTATTAGAAACAGAGGATAATACCGTAGGAATAGAGGAAATCAGTTGTGCAGGTGGTGCATGTCTTATTTGATTTCATTCCTAGAAGGGTACAACTTTGAGAAAAAAACAAAAGAATGGAACTCGTAAAGGGTCCATAAAGCTAGATAGCAATAAAATTAATCCAGAAGAAATTGTTGTAGGATTTAAGAATAGATTAAAACCTAGAACGATTAATCAAAAAAACTACATTAGAACCGTAGCAGAAAATACTATTACTTTCTGTCAAGGTGTTCCGGGTAGTGGTAAAACCCATATAGCTATAGGTATGGCTCTAGAATATCTCATAGATGATAAGGTCGAAAAGATTGTAATCACAAGACCTGTTGTAGAAGCTGGAGAAAGACTAGGGTTTTTACCTGGATCAGCAGAGGATAAGTTACATCCGTATCTTTTACCTCTGTTCGATGAAATCAATTACTTTTTACACATGCAACATTATGCCAAACTAAAAGTAGGTAAAAGAATAGAAGTAGTTCCTTTGGGGCTAATGAGAGGTAGAAGTTTCCATAATGCCTTTATAGTTGCTGATGAGTGTCAGAATGCCTCATATGATCAACTAAAAATGTTATTGACTAGAATAGGTATGGACAGCAAGATGATCCTAACAGGAGATGTCGCGCAATCAGATTTACAATTTGACAGACAGGGAGGCTTTCTGAGATTAATGCAGGTATTAGATGGAGTTGATGGTCTTGGTGTGGCTGAGTTAAAATCTACAGACATCGTAAGAAACGAAATCATATCTCGCGTTATATGTCGCTTAGATGAATATGAGAATAGATCATAAACCGTGTTTGGTTCTTAACGCAGATTACAGTCCTGTCGCTATAGTAGAATGGCAAAGAGCTATAATTTGGTCTTATAGATTGAATCATAGTACAGGAGGTTTGTCTATGGATATAATAGAATATTATAAAACAGATTTTATTAAAGGATCCAGTAATCAAACACCCCTACCTGCTGTAATCAAAATTAGAAATTATTTAAAGCTCCATAAACATTCTGTAAATTTTTCTAGAAAAAATTTATTTATTAGAGATAATTATACTTGTCAGTATTGTAATAAAAGATGTTCTCAGCAAGAATTAACATATGATCATGTAATTCCAAAATCTCAATGGCCTTTTAGGGACAAATCTCCTACTACTTGGACGAATATAGTTACGGCTTGTACTAAGTGTAATCTTAAAAAAAGCAATAAAACACCGCAACAAGCTCAAATGCAATTACAAAACAAACCGATTAGACCATTTAGTAATCATAAATACTTGCACGTAACGTCTAGACTATCTATTATGAAAGACAAGATACCAGAAGAATGGAAAATTTATACAGGATAACAAATGAGAGTTGACCCAAATGAATTCGTTTCTGACAATACAAATCGGATAGCTAAAGAACAAAAATTGTATTGCGTATTAGGTTCTGAAGATTTTACTGATGATAAAGGATATCCTAGATGTGAATCTGATGAGTCTAAAGTATGCGCTAAAGCAACACCAGATAAACCTACTAAGCATTTCGGTGATCAAAGAGGTAATGACTATAGATACTACATTAGGATGGATGCTGATCAGGAGTTGTTTAATCCAGTAAATCTACTATCTTCTGTTAAAGACAAGAAAAATAATCATTTTATAAATTCAGTATGTAAAAGCACCAACTCTTTTAAAGAGGTTGCTCCTTCTGTATTTAACAAGTATATTGAATATTTAAAATCTAAAGATATCAGATGGCTTAAGGAAGCACAGAGAGAATTAGTATAATGCCAGAATATACTTTTATTTGTGAAGATTGTGGGGAGATATTTAGTATAGTATCTTCTATTTCTGAATATACAGATAAACAATTATGCACACTGTGTCAGTCAGAAAATACTAATAGGTACTATCAACATGACTTAGCTAATATGACAGGTTCTGTAGTGAAAGCAGATTCTGAACTTAAAACAATAGGAGACTTAGCTAACAGAAATCGAGATAAGATGACAGAAGACCATAAGCAGGCATTGTTTAAGAAACATAATGCTTACAGAGAGAGTCCTCCAGAGATGCCACTGCCTAAAGATATGAAAAGAATTAAAAAGACAAAAGGAATAAAATGGACATAGATAAAAACAAAACAAGTCCAGAGTCTATTAAAGAAGCGTTAGAACAAGCAGGCTTATCTCAAGACATAGCCGATACTATCGGAACTGTTTATGCTCAAAATGGCTTTTCTGATGTAGCAGATACTTCTGCTGACAAATTAATAGATTGTCCTAGAGAAATAGTTTTTAAGATAGAAGGAACTGTTTTAAATCAAAATGATCAGGGAGAAATTACAGGCTCTGAATTTATATTTGATCAGTCTTATCATATACCTGTGCCTACTGGTATAAATTATAAAGATTCTATGAATTCATTTTTAAATCATTTTATGGGTTGTCTGGAAAAAACATCCAAAGAATTATGGAAAGATCATGTCTGACACTATTTATTATACTCAACTGAATATTGGTGAAGAAGATAATCAGGGTAATTTTACCATCCCAGATGATGGTCCTAATACCTACGCCAAAATTATCAAGACGCAAGGTTCTGTTAAATATATGGTTAGGATTGATCCTTCTCATAAGCTAATGAATCCTTTTGGCTACGATAATCAAACAGAATTTAGTGGGCATAAAAATTTTGTAGACCATACTTGTAAATCTTCCAAATACAATAAATATACCAGAGTAAGTAACAAGTGTTTTGATTACTATTTATCTTTTTTAAAGACAAAAAATTTGGCATGGCTGACCAATGCTGAAAGGGAAAACAACTAATGAATAATAACCTAATTAAGAGATATGCTGTTTTGTGGTTAAATTCTCAAGGTGATGATATGGATACAATTTCAGAATCTTTAGATATACCCAAAGCTAGTATTAAAAGAATTGTAAAGCTGTATGCTGATACCACACCAGAAAAACAAGAAGAAAAACAAGAAGAAAAATCTAGCAGTACAGCATCCACTAGACAAACAGCCAAAGACTTTATGATAAATCAAACGTCGGGTAAAGGATCTTCTGGAGTTACTATTATGACTAAAACGGCTTCAGAGAGGAATGATGCCTCTAAGAAAAACTCACAGAATAAAGATCAAAAATTTTCTAATTGTATATATAAGTTGGACGAAAATAAATAGTACTATAGTATGGAATATATCTCTAAATACTCTAATGATAAAAGGGTATCTGCTGCTCAGTATATCACGGAGATTATATGTGAACACAAAGCCAAAAAAGAAAAGAAAGATTTACATTTTCGATTTTGGCAAACTAGCAAGTACTGGGAAAAGTATTATAGAAGTCAAATAGCTACGGCGAATAAATTATTAAAGACATATAGTCCTCAAGCAATTATATCTGCATTAAATGACAGGAAGGCTGTAAGAATTTTTTCATTGAGGGCTCCCCATCTAGAACCTATTATAGAACATCATCAGCATTTGTTTGACAACAATAATTCCAAACCACAAACAGAAATAGAAAGAGTTGATGCCAGTAAACTGAAGTCAAGAAAACAATATAAAACTTACAAAAAAAGCATAATGGATATTTTAGATGATCAAGGAAAAGAAAATGGCTAAATTAAAAGAAGAAGTAACTAAAGCTTTTGGTAAAAATATTATTTTATCAGCTAATTCGATTATAGATAAACCATCGACAGTAATTCCTATTGGCCCCTCATTGGATATTATTTTAAATGGAGGTGTTCCTGAAGGTAGTTTTATTGTATTAACAGGACAGCCCAAATGTGGCAAAACTACAACATCTCTATCCTTTGCTGCTACTGCTCTTAAACCTGAATATCAAGGAGATTTGCCTTCTCCTAGAAAAGCGTATTACCTAAACATCGAAGGTAGACTGAAAAAGAGAGACTTAGAAGGAATACCAGAATTAGACTTGGATAGATTTGACGTAATAGGTTCTCAACAGGGTAAAATTTTACACGCAGAAGAGTACCTACAAATTGCAGAAAAAATAATTAATCAAGAACCAGGTAGTATTTTAATTATTGACTCTTATTCAGCATTATGTACAGAAGCTGAAATCACATCGGATATGAATAAGATGCAAAGAGCAGATGGGGCTAAACTCTTGGCTAAGTTTTGCAGAAAAGTAGCTAATGTTATTCCTGTTAATAAAAATTTAGTAATTGGTATTACCCATCTTATGGGGAATCCCACTGGTTATGGAGCAGAATTTAAGGAGAAGAGTGGTCAGGCCGTAGCGTATCAAACGGATATTAAACTAAGAGCGAAAACTTTCTCACCTTGGTTGCTAAACAAAGATACCAATTCTCAAATAGGACAAGAAGTAACATGGCAAGTTGTCACCTCTGCTCTAGGCCCTCCGGGAGGATCTATAACAAGCTATTTAAGATATGGACAAGGCATAGATAAAGAAATGGAAGTTGTTAATCTAGCTATAGATTTAGGTCTTATCCAAAAAGCCGGAGCATGGTATACTCTAAGTTTTGTAGAGGAAAAAGAAAAACCTAAAGCTCAAGGAGCAGAAAAAGTTAGACAATATATAGTAGATAATCCCGGATGTTACGATAAACTTTATGCTGAGATTAAAGAGACTATGGGTATTTAGTGATGATAGTCATAGATTTAGAAGGTAATTCTACAAATTGGCTATTGACAGGCAACAGTTCTCATGCTAGAATGCTTAATAAGTCAAAACTACATTTAAGAGCAAGAAAGCTACTTAAAGATATCCATCCAACACTACAAATACTAGAAGAAATACCAATTCATGTTAGAAAAAAAGAACTTTTATATTTAGATTTTTACATACCGTTAATAAAAGCTTGTATAGAAGTTCATGGAGAGCAGCATTATAAGTTTATTGGACACTATCATGGAAATAGATTTAATTTCATTAAAGCCAAACAAAGAGATATGTCGAAAAGAGAATGGTGTGAGTTAAACAACATTACGCATGTAGAACTAAAGTTTGATCAAACAGATGAACAGTGGAAAGAAATAATAGAGAACTAAAATGAATACAAAAGAGAAAGTCAAAGAATGGGATGAGATTTTAGACTCCTATGAAAACAGTATTGGCTTCCCTAAATACAATGAGTGTCTTATCAACGAGAAAGAACTCAATGAATACTTTTCGATGGACAGAAATGTTATCGAAAAATTATCCCCAGAAGACACAGCTCAAATTTCATATAGGCTATCACAATTTGCTTTTCATATACAAAGAACTTTAAATAGAGAAATAGCTAGACATAATTGGGCTGAAGAAACTATAAAGGAAACCATAGCAGACGAATTGAACAGCTATAAAGGTTACGGTTATGTAGAAAAATATTATCAAGCAATTAAACATAATGAAGCAGCGCAATCTTTGAATAAAATTAAAAAATACGCTAAACAGAGAATGGATAGACTCTCTTATACTGCAAACTCTATTAAAAATCTATCAGACATCCTTATGGCTATTAATAGGAATAAAAATAAAAATGGACATCAATAAACTCAAACAAGACCCGGAAAAAATTCAACAGCTTATAGACCTATTGGGCTCTTTATTGCCTGAAGAAGATGATCAACCTAAGACAACCAAGAAAAAAACAGCCAAGAAAAAAACAGCCAAGAAAAAAACAGCTACAAGAAGAAATAGCAAAACGAAAAAACAAGAGACTGTAAATAAGTTTCTAGATATGCCAGAAATGAATATGCATAAAGAAGACGGAGAAATAGATAAACAATTGCAAAAATTTCCTCCAACACCTAGAACAAGACCCATATCAGAGAATATATCTGTGCGATGTAGGATTTGTGGTAAAGAAGAAACCATAAGTCAGGGCCTATTATTTGAAGGCTCAAATAGATACAAATGCAATAAATGTTCTACACAGTCAGGCTAAAATGATACTATCCAACCCATCTGCTGAAAGAGCTGTATTATCAGCTATTATTAAATATGGCTCAGATATATTTTATGATGTATCTGATATATTAACAGATAAATGTTTTACTATAGACAGTAATTCAAATATATTTCAGTGCATAAAAAAATCTATAGAGAAAAACAATCAAAATCAAATAGATTTAGCTTCTATCTATAGTAGCGCACAAGAACTTGGTATGTCCAAAGTATTTTCTACCAAAGAAGAAAATCAACACTTAAAAGCAGTTATAGATTTTCCAGTAGAAAAAGAAAATGCCAGAAAATTTGCTACACAAATTAGAAAGTTGGAGATAACAAGAGAACTAAGAGAAAAACTACAGTCCGCCCAAAACGACCTCCTTGATGTTACAGGTACAGAAAATGTATCTTCTATCCTGTCTATAGCTGAAGATAGTGTACTTAATTTTTCAGAAAGTTTAACAGATACGGATAATCATCCAGCTCCTATGAGTGATGATATAGACGAATATATCCAACATCTTATAGATAACAAAACCGAGCAAGTAGGTATCCCAACAGGGTTTCCTGTATATGACGCCTCTATTGGTGGAGGTTTAAGAAAAGGTACTGTTAATGTTATAGCGGCTCGACCAAAAACTGGTAAAACTTTATTGTCTGATAACATGGGCTTTTTTATTGCTAGCGAAATGGGTATACCTGTTTTAAATCTAGACACAGAAATGAACAAAGAAGACCATATCAATCGCATTTTGGCTATGATTACAGAAGTCTCCATCAACAAAATAGAAACAGGTAGATTCGTAGATTCAGCTAGTCATAAAACCAAAATAGAAAAGGGAATACAAAAAATTAAAGACTCGAAACTGTATTACAAATCTATTGCAGGTAAGGGTTTTGATGAACAAATATCTTTGATGAGGCGTTGGATAATGACTGAAGTAGGAATGAACAGCGACGGAACAGCAAAGGATTGCGTTATATTTTATGATTATTTAAAGCTAATGGACACTCAAGGAATGTCTCAGGACATGAAAGAATATCAGGTTCTTGGCTTCATGATGACAGCATTGCATAACTTTGCCGTAAAATACAAAATACCTATTGTTTCCTTTATACAATTAAACCGAGATGGTATTACTAAGGAAACCACTGATGCTGCCAGTGGTTCTGACAGAATCGTATGGCTCTGTAGTAATTTTAGTATTTTTAAAAGAAAAACAGATGAAGAAATAGCAGAAGACGGACCAGATAATGGTAACAGAAAATTAGTGCCTATTATTAGTAGGCATGGCGGAGGATTGGATGACAACGACTATATTAATTGTCATATGAAAGGCTGGTGTGCCAAAATTACAGAAGGTAAAACTCGACAAGAAGTAGTAAATAATACAGGAGATGATAAGGATGGCTTTGTTATTGGAGAAGAAGGTGAAGAACCAGAAACATTCACGTTTAATTAGTCAAGATAAACTAAAAGTAGTTTGTGACGGATTATGTGATAATATTGAGGAATTGCTTGAACGATTTGATATTGAATATTCTTGCAATGGTAAACTATTAAGTATGGCCTGCCCTATACACGGAGGAGATAACGCTACTGCCCTGAATATATATCCAGAGGGAGACACTTATAGAGGAAACTGGAAATGCAGAACACATGGATGTGAGGAAGTTTTTAAGGGTTCTGTCATAGGATTTATTAGAGGCATACTTTCTAGACATAAACACAACTGGGAAAAATCAGGAGATAAAACGGTATCTTTTCAAGAAACTTTAAATTTTTGTTTGGCTTTTATAAATCAGGATCTTGACAAGATATCTATTGATCATACACATAGAGATAAAAGTAAATTTGTAGCAGCAATAAAGAATACTAGCCATACTTCTGAAAAAGTAGAAAATGGAGTAGCCAGAAATGTTGTTAGGAAACATTTAGACCTAAAACATCCGTATTATATAGATAGAGGATTCTCAGCAGAGATTTTAGATAAATATGATGTTGGTTATTGTTCTTCTAAAGGTAAGGAAATGTCTAGTCGTATTGTAGTGCCAGTATATGATCATGATTATCATTATATGATAGGCTGTACAGGTAGAAGTATATTTGACGTTTGTAACAAATGCAAACACTATCATGAGACAGATACTAAATGTCCTGATAAGAATGTTTTGTTTCTATATAGCAAATGGAGACACAGTAAAGGTCTGAAAACACAGAATTATTTATATAATATATGGTTTGCTAAAAAATTTATTAAGACTACATATACTGCTGTAGTAGTAGAAAGTCCAGGTAATGTATGGAGACTTGAAGAAGCGGGCATACATAATAGCGTTGCTATATTTGGTTCTTCTATGAGCGATAGACAAAAAATGATACTTGATGCTTCAGGAGCTATGAATATAATAACAATTATGGATAATGATGAAGCTGGACAAAAAGCAGCAGATAAAATAAAGACAAAGTGTTGTAAGACTTATAATATTAAAAACATAAAAATAAAAGCATCAGATATCGCAGACATGTCCATACAAGAAATTGATGAAGAAGTGAAACCTTTACTTAATATGTGAGTTTATAATGAGTACAATAATAGCGCTTTCAGGAAGAAAACAATCTGGTAAAACCACTATTGGTAATTTTTTTATTAGTTTGTTTCTCTCCAATATGGGAGTTTCGAAAGAAATAAAAATAGAAGATGATGGAGATATTACTCTTTCTGATATTTATGGTAATGATCTATACAAGAAAATAACACCTAGATATGAATTAGAAAAAGATTTTGTTGTATCAAATTTCTATAAAGAGCTAGATCAACACATAAAAATATATAATTTTGCTGATATCTTGAAACAAAATGTCTGCATGGAAGTTCTTGGCTTATCCTACCAACAGTGTTATGGTACAGACGACAATAAAAATGAACTTGTCGATTGTTTTTGGCCGTCTGCTACATCCTCTGACGAGACACAAATTGACAAGCAAATGACAGCTAGAGAAGTAATGCAGTATGTGGGTACTGATATTTTTAGAAAAATCAAAAAAACAGTATGGATAGACAGTACAATGTATAATATATCTAGAGATAAACCGAAGATGGCAATTATTACTGATTGCAGATTCCCAGACGAGGTTGACGCCGTTAAAAACGCAGGAGGTTATGTAATTAGACTGACCAGAGATTTACATAATTCATCACATATTAGTGAAACTGCTTTGGATAAAGATAACTATGATTGGAATAATTTTGATTATGTGTTAGATAATCAGAATTTAACGATATATGAACAATCTTTACAAATCCAGGAATGGTTAGAAACATTACCAGCTACATAATATGATTATAACTTACTTCCGTTCTTCCAGCTATAACACGCATAATATGTGCCCTCAGCAATATTATTTTGAATATGTTCTTGGGTGGAAAGGTAGTTCTGGACTAAAAGCTGACAAAGGAACTATTGTACATAAAGTGTTAGAAATCCTAGCCGTTATAAAACAAGGTTTACAAAATGATAAAAAAGAAATTATAGATGATATACTAGGAAATATTAGTACTACAAAATATGATTTAGAAGATATTATTAAAAGAGTTTATGATCATTACTCTTCACACAATAGTCATCATAACTGGAAGCCAAGAGATAGTAAAGATTGCAGAGATTGGGTATATAAAGCATTAGAATTTAATGACGGTATGTTTGATCCTAGAAAAAGAGATATTCTAGAACCAGAACAACATTTCGATTTTGAAATAGATAAAACTTGGGCAGATTATGATTATGAAACATCTGAAGGTAGGCTATCTGGGAAACTAGCCTTAAAAGGAACAATAGATTTAATTACATTAGTTAATGACGAAACTATAGAAATTATAGATTGGAAAACAGGTAAAAGAAGAGATTGGGCCACAGGAAAAGAGAAAACGCAAGAAAAACTTGAAGTAGATCCTCAATTAAGAATATATTACTACGCTATTAAAAATTTATATCCAAACATTAAATATATTATTTTTTCTATCTATTTTATAAATGATGGAGGACCTTTCTCTGTCTGTTTTGGCGATGAGGACATGGAAGCAACTGAACATTTATTAAGACAAAAATTTGAGCATATCAAGCATACTCGCAAGCCAAATCTGAAAAAGAGTTGGATGTGTACCAAGTTGTGTCATTTTGGCAAAACCACCTTTGAGGGTACGCATATTGAACCAATGGAAGAATATAGAGACAATCAAAGAACAACCCCAGGATATACTATGACGAAGTGTGAACAAGTTAAGCATGACTTAGACTTGTATGGTATAGACGTCGCTACTAATATATATAAACACCCTAACCATAAATTTGGAAAATATCAAGCTCCCGGATCAACAGAATGAATCAGTATATACCTTTGCATGTGCATTCGCACTATTCTTTATTGGACGGATTATCTAAGCCTGCACAGATAGCTGACAGGTGTTTAGAAATAGGCGTTAAATCTTGCGCCATCACAGATCATGGTACAATATCTGGATGTGTCCAGTTTTATGAAACCATGAAGAAAAAAAACATTAAGCCGATATTGGGTTGTGAGATATATGTTTGTTCTCAAGATTCTCAAATTAAAAAACCAGAAAATGCCAAATTGAGTCATTTCCTTCTTCTGGCTAAAAACAAGGCAGGCTGGGATTCTCTTATAAAACTAGTTTCTTACACCAATATGGAGTCTAGATATTATCATAAGCCGAGAGTTTCCTTGGATGACTTGCAACAATTTATAGACGGTAATACCATAGGTTTTTGTGGACATCTTGGTTCTACCTTAGCTAATCTTATACAAAACAACAAAGATAATTCTGCAATTACAGAAGGTTGTGAATTTGTAGCTAGGATGCAAAGTATGTTTGGTAAAGACAATTTTTTCTTAGAAGCTCAACTTATGGATAGAGAAAATAATCCAGAGCAACAAGAAATGACTGACATAGTTAGGAACATAGCAGAAAAGAGTAATTGTAAAATGCTGTGTACCCCAGACGCACATTATTGTAGACAAGAGGATTCAATAGATCAGAGAATATTGCTATGTAACAATCTTAAAACGACATTGATTGATATAAATAAAAAATGTTTAAATAATGAAAAGGTTCCAATGGGAGCTTTTTTTACTTCTGACAATTATCACATATTATCACAAGAAGAAATACAAGACCTGCATACTCCAGAAGAAATTGAGACTACAAATCTTATTGATAGTATGTGCGAAGAGTATGATATTCTGAGTGCTCCAATATTACCTCCGTATGATTGTCCAAATAATGCTGATCCAGCTGAATATTTACGAGAATTGTGTAGACAAGGATGGAAGAAGAAAATAGCTAATGATATTCCTAAAGAACAACATCAAACATATGTAGATAGAATTAAAAGAGAGCTTGATGTTTTACAAGGAGCTGGACTGTCTAGTTATTTCTTAACTGTTGTTGATATAGTAGATTATGTCAGGAATAAAAATTGGCTACCCGGCCCCGGAAGAGGTTCTGCTGCAGGATGTTTGGTTTCATATCTAATTGGTATTACATCTATAGATCCGATTAAATATAATCTTATTTTTGAAAGATTTTATAATTCTGGTAGAAATACTAAAGACAGGGTCTCTATGCCAGATATTGATGTGGACGTACCGATTAATAAAAGAGAAGATGTTATATCTTACATTAAAAATAAATATGGTAGTGATAAAGTTTCTCAGATGATTACATACAATACTATGAAAGGAAGGGGAGCCTTAAAAGAAGTTTTAAGAGTTTATGGTAATATTAATTTCGAAGAGATGAATAGAATTACTAAAAATATCCCCGATGAAGCTAAAATAGCAGACGAATTGCAAGAAATGAAAGAAGTTACTGGAGAATCTTCTATTATTAGATGGGCATTAGAAAATAATGTTGACAGACTCAAAGAATGGTGTTATATTGATGAGAGTGGAGAATTGGCCGGTCCGTTATCTAAGAGGTTTGAGCAGGCTATGCGTTTGGAAGGAACAAAGTCTAATCAATCAAAGCATGCAGCTGGTGTAGTTATTAGTAGCAGTCCTTTGCGGGATATTTGTCCTATGGTTTTAGATACAAAAAACAAGCAACAAATAGCCGGAATGGAAATGCAAGACTTAGAAGCTCTTGGCATGATTAAGTTTGATATTTTAGGTATTGCTATGTTAGACAAAATCATGTCTATATCAGAACATTTATCCAAAGGAGACACCAATGATAAATAAAAAATTTGCAGACTTATCAATAAACTCGAAATTTATACATAATAATATTGAGTATCAAAAATTGCAACCAATCAAAATATCTTGTTGTAAATCAGTTAATGCTTGCGTGGCATCTCAACCCGCCAATAAAGTATTTATAAACCCTAACCAGGAAGTTAAAGTAAATGGCTAATTTTCATAAAATTTGTGTATTTGATTTAGAAACAGATGGTACAGACCCAAACAGTTGCAGTCCTGTTCAGATTGCGGCTGTTATGGTTGATCCATTCAAATTGGAAATGATACCTGATTCTAAATTTAATATTAGTCTAAAACCAGAAAAATTAGAAGAGAATCAAGATTATGCTTACGAAGATAGTGATGTTCTAGATTTTCATGCGAAAGTTAAAGGAGTTACTAGTGCTCAGGTGTTAGATGAGTGGCAAAATTATCATTCTCAGAAACAGGGTTGGACTTCTTTCGTAAGTTATCTAGATATGTATCATCTAGGTAATAGAAAAAAGAAATCTCAATTCACAGCTCCAATTGCAGCTGGTTATAATATTTTTAGGTTTGATTTGAAAATTATTGATAGACTAAGTAAAAAATATGGAAATACAAATGCAGAAAAGGGTAGCTGTTTGTTTTTCCCTAGAGATACTGTAGACTTAATTAATACGGTATTTTGTTGGTTTGAAGGAAATGATGAATTGAAAAACTATACTTTAGACCATTTAAGAGACTATTTTGGTATGGTAAAAGAAGGCGCTCATGACGCACTGAAGGACGTAGAGGATACTGCAGAATTAGCTATTCGTTTTCTAAGACTACATAGAAAACTTTCGGCTAAAATTAGATTTAAGGACTCTTTTGTAGCAAACTAGTGAATAAATGAAAAATAAATATTTGACCTTTTCTTGTGGATGTAAGTTTCCATTAGGAGAAAACAATTCTGTAAAATTTGATACAGATGTGTCTTCTTTGAATATGGAATGTTCTAAAACATGGGACTTAATATCTGAAGGCAATACTAAAGGATGTTTTCAGTTAGAATCAAGACTTGGACAATCTATGTCCAAAAAATTAAAGCCATCTAATATAGAACAATTATCTGGTTTGATTAGTATTTTAAGGCCAGGATGTCTAGAAGCATATAGAGACGGCAAAAGTGTGTCCAATCATTATATAGACAAGAAAAATAATTTAGAAGGTATAGACTATTTCCATCCTAGCTTAGAAGATATACTACAGCCTACATATGGAGAAATGATATATCAAGAACAAGCTATGAGGATTACACAAAAAATAGCTGGATTTGACCTAAAAGAAGCAGATATGCTCAGAAAAGCTATTGGAAAGAAAAAGCCTGAAGAGATGGCAAAAGTTAAAAAAAGATTCATAACAGGATGTAAGAAACAGAATACCGTTTCTAAAGAAGAAGCAGAAGAAATATTTGGCTGGATTGAAAAAAGTCAAAGATATTCTTTTAATAAAAGTCATGCTATATCTTATGCAATGAACGCCTATTTATCCGCTTATGCTAAAGCTCACTTCCCTAAAATCTTTTTTGCTTCATATTTAAAATTCGCTAAAGATAAGATAGACCCCCAACAAGAGATTAAAGAACTTATCAGAAATGCTAGTGAAATGGATGTTTCTGTGAGTACCCCAGACTTAAGAAACCTAAATAGGTTATTCGTGGTGGGTTCTGATGACTATATATTTTTTGGGCTAACCGATATTAAAGGGGTTGGAAATTCTGTATTCGACAAAATAATCCAAATTACCGAGGATGGCTTTGACGCAAGTAAAACTTCTTGGTGTTATATACTCTTTAGATTGTTGTTAAAAATTAATTCTACCGCAGTTAAAGCTCTGATAAGTTGTGGGGCGTTAGATTATCTTAAAATAAATAGAACCAAAATGCTATTTGAGTATGATGTAGCTTCCTCTCTAACAAAAAAGGAAGCAGCTTTTTGTGAAACACAAGCTATGGAAATAGACAAGTTGAAAAACTTATTAGAGAGTTTATTAGATGCTCCAAGAGTAAATAAAAATAGGAAGATTAAGATAAATGATGCTATTAGTATGCTTAAAAATCCCCCGTACTCTCTACAAGATCGTATAGAATGGCTATCAGACAGCGAAAGTTCTTTGTTGGGTGCTGCTATATCTTGTTGTAAATTAGATTCTTATGATATCAGTATGACAAATACAGATTGTAAGACATTTAAAAAGAGTCATAATAAAAAGAATATTATTATTGCTGGAGAAATAAGCGGAGTAAATGTAGTTAAGACTAAAAAGGGTAAAAATCCTGGTCAAGATATGGCTTTTGTAACCATAGAAGATAGTACTGGTATATTAGACTCCGTGATAATGTTTCCAGAAACTTGGTTTCAATACAAGCACCATATATTTGATAGTAACGTACTTGTTTTCGTAGGAAATAAAACTAAGCAGTCAGATGGCTTTATAGTCGAAAAATGTTTCGACGCACACACTTGACTTATGTTTCGCTTAGGCTATAATACACTATTGTTGTGTCACTTTTTAAATTTTTAGGAGTTAATTGAAACTTATGAATATTACGATTTTAAGAGGAAACCTTGCTAGAGATCCAGAATACAGAACCGTCAATACTAACGGCAAACAAACAGGTGTGGTGAATTTCACCGTTGCTGTATCAAGAGAATATACAAAAGCAAATGGAGAGAGAGATAAAATTGCTTCGTTTATTAATTGCGAAGCTTGGGATACTGGTGCAGAAATTATTAGCAATTCTTTCAAGAAGGGTGACCTAGTTCTTGTGGAAGGTTCTCTCAGGAATGATAGTTGGGAGAAGGACGGAGTTAAGCATAGTACTCTTAAAGTTAGGGTGAATAACTTCTCAAAGATTACAAAGCTTAGCCGACAACAGAAGAAAGAGAAAGTTTCTTCGGGACAAGAGACTGAACCTGTCAGCTTCTAAGTAAAGAATGCTTTTCAAGTGGTGTCTGCATCATCATGTAGTGGTGCAGGCACCATATTTTATATAAGAAGTAATTGTACATATGGCAAAAAAACTAAAGATATTAATGGCAACGGAGGCTAGTTTTCTTAGTACAGGCTTTGCTAACTATACTAGAGAGCTGCTAACAAGATTACACGCTACGAATAAATATGACATAGCAGAATTTGCTGCGTATGGACACGTTAATGACCCTAAAGATATAAGTATTCCTTGGAAATACTATCCTAACGCTGTTAGACCTAATGATAGTAGGCATAAAGAGTACATGTCTAGTGCAGATAATCAGTTTGGAAGATGGAGGTTTGATCCTGTTGTATTAGATTTTAAGCCTGATGTCGTTATTGATATTAGAGACTATTGGATGAGTAATTACGAGCAATATTCTTCTTTTAGAGATTTTTTCCATTGGATATTGATGCCTACAGTTGATTCAGCACCTCAGCAGCAAACATGGTTAGACACTTATGAAGCAGCGGATGCCATATTTACATATTCAGATTTTGGAGCTAGAACACTAAAGCAACAAACTAATAATAGTATTAATTATATAGACACTGTTTCTCCGGGAATAGATTTAGAAGCATTTTTCCCAAATACAAACGAAGACAGACGTAAATTGAAGCAGAACATCGGGTTGCCCAAAGACGCCATAATTGTAGGATCAGTTATGCGTAATCAAAAAAGAAAACTGATACCAGAATTGGTCAAGTCGTTTAGAATTACGCTGGATCACTACAGAAAAACAAATCCAGAATTAGCCAAAAATCTATATTTATATTTGCATACTAGTTTTCCTGATGCCGGATGGGATTTACCAGAAATACTGAAAGATGAACAAGTATTAAATAGAACTATTATAACATACAGCTGCCAACAATGCAATAACATATCACCCGCAAATTTTTGTGGACCGCGATCAAGATGTCCGTACTGCCACAATTCTACCAGACTCATACCTTCTGTAGCACAGGGAGTTAGTGTAGAAACATTACGCCAGATCTATTCGCTTATGGATATATATGTACAATATGCTATATGTGAAGGTTTTGGAATGCCTCAAGTGGAAGCAGCTGCGTGTGGGGTGCCTGTTGCTACTGTGAATTACAGCGCTATGGAAGATATTGTTGATAAGCTGGATGCATATTCTATAGACGTAGGTTCATATTTTAAAGAATTAGAAACAAAAGCCGTTAGAGTATATCCCAATAACGAAAGCTTGAAGAGTATTCTAATAAAATTCATTGATCAATCACACGAACAAAGAGAACAACTTAGAGTTAAAACAAGAAGCTTAATAGAAAAACACTATAACTGGAAAGACATAGCAAAGAAATGGGAAAAATATTTAGATACTATTCCCAGTAAGCAATCTGAATGGAATAGGCCCGCTAAATTTCTTACTCCAATAGACCCATCCATACTTAATGAAAATCTAGAGAACGTAAATTATATGGCATTAATGACTAATATTTGTACTAGTAATCTTAAAAATATAAATTTAATATCTAGTAAAAGAATACTAAATATTTTACAGCACCTAGAATATGGATATGTACAACAGGGACCATCCGTTAGAAACTATTCTTTAAAAGAAGCCGTGCAAGAACTTAATATGTATATACAGAACATAAATAATGCAGAAAAAGCGAGAACTTCTAACTACAAATCAGAAGAAGATTATATCAAGTACTCAAAAATAAAGGCTTCTACATGAATGTTCTAGTATTTAGCCCGTATCGACATACCGATAATTTAGGTGTGTACTCAACATTGCTAATGAAACACTGCTTTAGTAATCATCAAAATATTACATATAAACATATAAACATAAATACTTCTTCAGTAAGCCCCAATAAAGAACTAGAAAATACGAAGTTTGATAAATACGATGTCGTTATACAACACTGCCCCTATAATTACGTGAATTATATTCCGGGTATTAAAAACATTTGGATACCAATTATAAATAATATCTGTCATATACAAGACCCATACATAGATGATATTATTAAAGACATAGATCTAGTATGCATAGAAAACTCTTTTACGGAAATGGTTATAGCTAAATCTATTCAAGAATCTAAAAAAATTAGACTATTTGACTTTAAGTTAGACAAGCAGGATATACAAGACTGTAATAAAATCGATTTGGGTATACTTAATTCATCTCATAAGTATTATGCGATACTAGATTACAATGCTGACGAAATGACTTTATTTAATTTAATAAAAAACTTTATAGCTGTATATAGAAATAACAACGATTTTGCTTTAGTTATTCTGTTAGCTTGTTCTCCAGAACAATATGAACATACCAGTAATTCGATATCTCAGATAGCAGGCAGTCTATCTATTTCAGGAAATATATCTAACATAAAAATATATGCTACTGCTAATATATCAATCAACGATACGTTCCCACTGCATAAAACATGTGACACATATTTAAATGTTGAATTTACCGCAGAAAGTATCCATAAGCTTTTCGCTTATCTTTATGATTCTTCTGTTACAGAAAGAATTGATGTTGACTACTCTGAATCTTACGGACATAAAAATAGTTCTTGTTTTGGATACAAAAATAAAACATACTCCTTAGTTTCCGATAGTTTTGATAGAATATACAAACCATCTAATACAGAACAGACACAGAGAAAACCATTAATGGAGATTTTAAGTGAACAATAATATTAGTAATATTTTTAGTATCTTGTCTAATAATATAAATATAACATATGCTACAGACACACTAAATAACAATGCTATTATAAATGAAATATCCAACTCATATAATGTTTTTTCTTTAGAGACTGCTATAGGTTACGGAATTAGATCTAGCTACTGTCTATTTTTTGATGCAATTAATCAGAAAGAAGTAATAGACTTAGCTCAATCACAAAACATAGAACCTATTTTAGTATTGAATCATATACCTCAACAGCTGCAAAAAAAAGAAGACTTCTATTTATTTAATGAACAGCACAAAGATTTTAATAAAATTACTTTTTATAATAACATGCTTGATGTTTTTCCTTCTGGAGTAACACTAATAGACAGACCTCAAATAACTAAAGAGAATATAGAATCCCTCAAAAACAAAACTAAATATGATGTTCTAATTCTTTGTCCGAATAAAGCTCTTGGTCAATCTATTCACAATACAATAAAATCTATTAATCCTGATTATAATATATCTTTCTTAGAAACATATGGAAATATTAAGCGTCTAGAAAATATATATCAACAGGTATCAGAGTATGGATGCGTAATAACAATAAATGATGCATTACTTGCACATATAGCTTTAGATCTTAATATAAAAACTATTAGCAATCTAAATATAGATGGAGTAGAATTATGCAATAATACCTCAAATATAGCAGATTTCGTTAAAAACAAACATACAAATAGTATAGAATTTGTAGAATATGATTTTCACAATAGTTTTAAAACATATATAAAAAATTTAACTTGATAGGATAGTTTTATGAGCAAAAATATATTTATATTAAACAATCCAAATGATGTCAATCCTTTTAAAGAACAGGCTAATTTTGATCCGGTTTCTGTATCCAACTTAGATCAGTTAACTAATAACTATTACAATGTTATTTGTGTAACATGCTTGGAAGAAGTTGATTTAGAAACAAGAGAAAATATATTTAAAACTCTAATTAACAAAACCAGACCTGGTGGAGAAATTCTGATAATCATCAATGACAAGAAAAATTTATGTAGATTATATCTTGATAGCGTTATAGATGACACTACTTTTATAAGCAACATAAGCCAATCTCGATATCCTATCAGCGAAACAGACATCTTAGATCAACTACAGTCTAGTTTCAGCGTTATTAATGTAAATAAAAATAATGGTAAAATCATTTTTCATTTAGGAAAAACCCAATGAGAACCAAATGTAAATCATGTCTTTACTACTCAAAAGATAAAAAATGCGATCATGATATACTGACAACTATAAATAAAAAAATAGATTACGATCAAGAAGGCTATCCAGAAATATACGACTATAAATGTCTATATGCTTTTCCTAAAACATTTAAATTAGAAGATGAAGACACAAGTGTAACAGCAGAAGATTTAGAGAAATTTAGAATAGACAAATTACCTAGAATTAAAGCTTCTATAGTAATTGACGGCTTTCGAAAATCTTATGATGACATAAAAAATACAATAGCTTATCTTGAAAAGAATCTTATAAAATCTCCTAATTTTAAAATTATCAACATGACCATCTTGCTGTGTAGTGAACAAGAAAATAAACTAGAACTTGTAAAGCATATTGCAGATAGTGATATAAATATTAAATGGAAATTTTGTGCTTTAAAAATTTGCCTAAATAATACACATAAGTTTCTGTTTTCTTTGCAGCACATAGACCCCACATCTCATATGGTAATCTATGTTAAAGCAGATAATGATGAACTAAATACTAAATCTGTAATAAACGCAACAGCAGAAACTTCCCTAATACTACAGACACCTTTTGTGTTTTTGCATAATAATAGTTTAGATATTTCTGAATCTTTCGACTGCTTATCTTGCAATATTGTAAATTTAAACACACTAAAAAGACACAATATGTCAGAAAACGACGACTACGGCAATCAAAAACTAATTTATGAGTGGATATCAAGAGAGAATAAACCAGAATTAATAATTAATGTTAATGAATAAACTCACAGCAATTCTTTTATATACAGATTTGATCAAAGGATCTAAAACCAAACAGTGTAAATCTATATGCAATATCAATCAGAAGACAACTGTAATACAAGAACAAATTGCTTCATTAAAAAAAATGAATAGAAGAATAGAAATTATCATTCTAGCAGGCAAGGGTTATAAGGATATCCATAAAGTTTTAAAAGAAACAAAGAACACCAATAAAGTACAATTAGTTTATATCGACAATTATACGCAAGTTAATCAGGGACAGATACTATACGACATAGTAAAAAAATTAGATATTCAAAATAACTTATTGGTTATAATAGGAGAGATATTATTTAAAAATATATCTTGCAAAAAATTACAAAATAATACTACTTGGATCATAGACAAAAAAAGAGACGACTTTAATATAAATTGTAGAACCAAAGAAACTTTGGCTCAATATTTTTTCTATGACTTACCCAATGAAAAACAATGGTCAGAAATAGTATTCCTAGAGAAAGATACTGTTCGACAAATAAAGAAATCGGATGTTGTAAACAATACTATAAAACAAATATTTATGTTCGAACTTTTAAATAAACTTATTGATAATTCTATAGTTATTAATACACAACCAATAAAATATAAAGATATTATTAAGGTTAGAAATAATAAAAATATAAACAAAGCAAAGGCATTCATCAGATGACAACCCTTATCCAATATAATACAGATAAATTTATTCAATCTTTACATGGAGCTTTGGGGAATAGTGTTTTGTCTAATATAGACGGCATTCTTTATGGTTTGCATTTTCAAAATGATTTTGATAATATCTTATTTGTTGTTACTGATAAAATATCTACAGAAATAAATAATTTTATTATAGAATTTCAAGAGAAAAAAAACATTGTGTTATATTACGCAAACACATCTGAAGATTATAGCGAAGTGTTTAAATATGTCAAACACGTTACTAAGAATGGTGATAAATTAAAAGATAGTCACATAGAATTACCAAACAATATAGTAGATACACAAACTTTCGTCAACAACCAGAACCAAGACAGAAAAGATAAATATGGCGTGTTATTAAATAACACTAAAACCTTACCAGATAATATTTCTTGTTTACTATATCCTGGCAGTAGTTTACCTATCAATATGTTTGGCTCACCATACGTATCTCATGCTCAAAATCTAGGAATGTTAACTTCTGAGTCAGAAAAAGCTAAAATCTTGAACACATATAAATATTTTATAAATACATCCAATGAATATAATTATGAAGCGCACCTGTGTGGATGTCTTGTAGTAGATATAGACTGTAATACTAAGGTGACGAATGTATCACTAGACACAAGTAAAATCACACCGATAAGTGAAGTAATTAAGGAGCTTTTATGATGGATAATATTGGTTTTTTTCTTCCTAAATTACAAGGAGAAAAACATAGCGCAATTATAGAACATATATCTACTTACATATCTAATAATACAGACAAGCAAATAATTGTATTTTGTAGTAATACAGATATTATTTTCCCTTGGAATGTTCCAGTTCTTCATGTTAATGAAGCTAAGTATTTTGATGGCTCTATTGTAGTATTCGATATATTATCAGCATTGATTATAAAAAACTTTAAAACGCAGAAGAACAAATATTTCTGGGTTGGAAGTGCAATACCTTGGTCAAACAATCCTTCTGAAAGTTATCGAACTTTTCAAGATATTTTTGATGATAAAGATATAACATTTGTTGTTGCTGATCAAACAATACAAGATATATATGAAATATGCTACGATAAACCACAACACGTATTTAAAGAGTTTAATCATGAAAATTTACAAAAACTTATCAGATAAAGAAAAACAGCAAATAATAAAAAAGCTGTATGAAAAAGAGAACAAAAGTTTTGCAGATATAGCAAATGAATATGAGACTTATGCTAATAAGATAAGAAGAGATGCTATAAAGTACGACATAAAAATCAAAAATAAAAGCGAAGCTCAAAAATCTGCACTAGCAACAGGTAAAACCAAACATCCCACCAAGGGTAAAAAAAGAACAGATGCAGAGAAAAACAATATCGGTATGGGTGTTTATAATGCTTGGAAGAATACCGATGAAGAAACTTTAGAAAAAAGAAAACAAAAAAGTGTTGAGAACTGGCAAAAAATAGATAAAAATAAAAAAGACAATATGTTAACTCAAGCTAATAGGGCCGTTAGACTAGCTAGTAAAACAGGCTCTAAATTGGAAAAATTCTTTTTAACAGAACTAATAGACAACGGTTATAGGGTTGAATTACACAAACAACAAGTTTTAGGAAACACAAAACTTGAAATTGACCTTTTTCTTCCTACTATGAATATAGCAATAGAGGTTGATGGCCCTTCACATTTTGAAGAAATATGGGGTGCTGAAAACCTGAAAAAAAATCAGAGTTACGACAGAAAGAAAACGGGGCTAATCTTAGGAAGAGGCTGGCACTTGATAAGAGTCAAACAGCATAAAGATTTTTCTAAATCCTATGCAAATATTTTACTCAATAAATTATTGCAAAAAATATCAGATATTAAGTCTAATAAAAGTAATACTAAAGAAATTTTCATAGAGGAATAAAATGGCTAAAAAGCAAACTAAAGCACAGAAAGCAGAAGATCAAGTGGAACAAACAGATCAGGAAATCACAAAGCCTGATATTAATTCATTAGAGTGGAATGATTATGTTCTGGGCTTATTGTCTGAAGAAGAAAAGATTTCTGGTAATCCCACAACAGATGGATTAAGGAGAATATTCGAAATAGCCTTAGATTGCACAATTATTGATTCAACCTCTGAAGTGGTACAATCTCCTAGTCCAGATAACGAAAAAAGGGCCACTGTGGTTCATTCTCTGAACTATATTTTAAATAATGAGTCATTGCCAGCAGAACTTAGAGCAAGGGCTGTAAACGGCGCTGCGGACGTATATTGGGGCAACTGTGATAAGGTATATAGAAATCATCCTGTGGCTGTAGCAGAAACAAGGGCAGAAGGCAGGGCTTTAAGAAGAGGTCTTAAATTAAGAAAAGTTATAGCAGCCGAAGAGGTGGCCAATGAAATTGAAGATGATCCAGATGGTATCAATGTTTCTAAAATTACAAATAATCAAATTAATTTCATTGACGTTCTGTCTAAAAGACTTAATATAAATGTAAATAATATGTTAACAATTAAAAATATTACAGAATCTATATACAATGTATCTCATAAAGATGCTGTAATTTTAATTAGAGACTTATCAAAATATCAGCAAAATTTATCAGATGTACCAGATAACATTATAGGGTATGACTCTTCATGGAAATAGAGGTAAAATATTATGAAAGCCAAATATAAAGTAGGCGATAAACTTGAGTTCGAATTAGATGGCGCTGGCCAGAAAGAACTTTTTAAAGAAATCGCAAGTATCCAAGAAATTTTTGGAGAAACTAAATGTGGTGTATGTGGATCTGAAAATATTAAGTTTGTAGTAAGAGTTGTAGAAGACAACGAATATTATGAATTACGCTGCATGGATTGTGGAGCAATTCTTTCTTATGGACAGCATAAGAAGGGTGGAACTCTGTTTCCGAAAAGAAAAGACTCTGATGGAAATTGGATGAAAAGTAATGGCTGGTACAAATATGATCCTAAAAGCTAACAGTAAGTAATTATTGAGTGTCTATTATAGATACTAAAATAATACCACTATTTATAGTCATAAGGTATCCAGCTCCAAGCTTCTTGACACTCTAATACTGTTTGATTAGTTTGTTCAACACCGTCAGTACTACCAAAAAATCCTCTAAAAATCATTTCATTCAGCATCTTCAGGAAAGCAGGAGTTTCCGTATACTGACTGTCTTGATCGACACATCTCCAACAATAAAAATCATTATAAACACGACTGCCCTCAGCGGTGTAAATATTCTTCTTTATATTCAGTTGTAGTTCTCCTTCTTCGTTTGCTTGATATGATGAATAATTTTGATCATGATATCTTATCTTTCTAGGAGGCATTATTCTAAATTTCATATACACAGGCTGGCTAAAATCTATGACATCTTTAAGTTTAGAGTATTGGCCTTGGCCTGCCATGTTCGTAGGTCTTTCATAGAAGTCACGAAAACAAAACAACACTCCGTCTCGCTTGTTTCCATAATTTATCACCATTTTATTTTGATCAAAGCCATCAAATTCTTTAGTTCCAAGAACAATTTCATTCATATCGCTAAAATCTAAATTAGGATCAACTTGCAACCAAGCGTCTTTAATTTGTTGTTGTTTGATCTCTGTGTAGTCTACCCTAAAATTTCCTCCAAGCTCGTCAGTACTATGTATAAAACCACCCTCTGCCGCAGGAGCGACAAAATCTTGACCAATGACTCCCTCAATACCGAGATTTTTTTTGGCAGGAGTGATCTGACTATATGTGGAAAGCATTGTGTTAAAAGGGGGGGCGGCCTCTTCGTTAAGCGCAAATAACTCACTAGCTGTTGGTATTTTCACACTGACTTCATCGGCAATACGACAGCCATTTTCAGGATCTATATGAATCCAATAGTAATCAGTTTCACCATAAGATATAGAACTATCATTAGTTTCATTAACGTCAAACACACCAGTAATGTGAGGAGTTATTAGTCCTCCCGTATATGCTATGTCCATAGCGTGGAAAATATCATTTGCTTCATTTTCTTTATTGTGTATTCTTTGTTGAATATAGACTTTAGGGCAATTGTCTGAGCTGTAATATTCGGGCGTCTGACACTCTATATCGTCTTGTGGCAAAGTGTCAAGATAATTTCTTAAAGCTGTTAAATTATTTGATAATTTAGCTTCTTCAAAAGTTGTGACAACCCCTTCTGTATTACTTATAATGTCCTCATAATGTTCTTTCATGTTGTTATATACTGTTTCAGTAAATGCCACAACCTTATTATTGTAGTTTAGATCTTTGTAAATATTCAATATTCCGCTATCTGAAAGACTAAAAGACCCTGGTGATTCACTATTAGTAAAAGTTTCCTGATTAATATTCATAATTTTATCTGTTGCAATTTCAATAAAATCTTCTCCATATAAATCTTGTACAACAAAATAGCTAGACTTATAATCGTCGTCTAATGTTTTTGCTGTTATCGTGTCGACACCATCTGCAGAATCTAGCAAATCTAATTGTTGGGATTGACCATGACCACTATATATTCCTAAGTCTTTAATACTATATCTATATGCCCTCATTTTGTCACCAACTGAATCATCAGGCGAAAAAGTTAAATCAGAAGTTTTCTCTTCTAGCACATAGCCTCCGTCTTCATATGTCGCTATGTTTCCTGTTTCCTCTTCAATGGAAGGGGCTTTATGTTTTAAAGAAAAATTAAAATACTTATAATCATCATTATTTTTATTATTGGCTTGATCATGTATATTAAAAGATTTGTTAATTTTTTGTTCTGTATGTAAAATACCGTGTCTAATAACATCTGTTCCGTACCCAATATTACCCTCTGGTGTGGCAGTATTAACAGCATCATGTGTGTGTGTATTTAATCCTTTCTTGTGTTCTTCCATAGGCCATTTATAAATAAAGTTAAAATCTTCTACCCAGCTGTTAGTTTTAGAGCTAAGATCTTGTTTGGATGTTTGATACTTAGGATTAAAAACTAAAATTCTATTACTAGAATCTGCAGAATATCCCATTTCTCCTTCACCTACAACCGGATTAGAAAATCCCAGTATTGTCTTATATCCAGAATTTGTACTAATTAAATTTGAGGATGTAATTGTATTAGAAATGTCTTTAGCAAGCAAAACTGTTTTTCCTACATCAAAGTGATAATATGCTCTAGAACCATCCATAATAATAAATTTACCATTATACCAATCAGTGTCTGAGGACACATCAATCTTATGATTTTGCATAAATACATAATTCATCGAAGGAAAACTGATCCAATTATCATGCTGTACTAACCAATAACCATCATTTTCTAAAATAGGCTGATTGTTTAATTTAACTATATCTCCAACAAAAAGATTTATTTTCTTTTCGTGGGTGCTTCCATCAAGAGTGCTAGCATAAACATAATTATAGTCTAATTTTTCTCCAATTAAATATCCATCATTGTCTGACATATCTGTTTCTAATACATATTTACAGTTAATTAAATCTAATTGTCTATAATTATTTAAGATAGAATAACTAAATCGACCAATACCTGCGAATCTGTTGGCCTTGTGAGACAAAACATATATAAGCTCTTGGGGATAAGCCTCAGTGGTATTTTGATATTTAAAAATAGGAACTTCTGTAGCATACCAAGACGATTTATTATTACTTAAACACACAACAGCTCTATCTGATTTACCAAAGCCTTGGTACGTATAGGCAGGAGTAAAATATGACCTATTTATTGCTGATCGCCGGTCGAGTAATGGGACAGCGTAAAAGTATCCAATAATATGAGCATACCCTAATGCTGCCATACCAAAAATCCCCAACCCTCCCCAAGAAGCATTCCTGACCAGATTAGTGCTAAGAAGACTAGGAAATTCGGGCATGATGGAATAATTTGGTTTCATAGTTTCGGCTATCTCTTCAAGATATCTGCAGTCTGTTACTCCTTGTATATATTGATAGGGGGCATTTATGTTTATGTTAGGAATCATGGCTTTTTCTGGTCCTGCATCAAAAATATAGTTAAAAGGACCTTGATCATTTTCAACAGATGTTCTCTTGTCGTAAGCTATCTGACCTAAAGTATCTTTTCTGTGATATCCTGGAATATCATCTTTATGTAAAATTAATTCCCAAGTACACAAGCTATTATTTATATTATTTGATGTAGTTCTGTTCTGTAAAGTTTCTAGATTTGCAAGCATATTATTAGACAATAGATTATCCATAATATCTATTCTATAATCAAAATCATTCACCACACATACTGCAAGTTTAGCAGTTATTCCTCCAATCTTTTCTTTTGCAAACTTATCTAAATGAGTAAAAAACCCTCCTATATTATTGTTTTTTGTAGCATTAACCATATGCACATCACCCAAAGATTCAGTTTCTGCGCCTGAAGAATCAACAAATGCTGTTGGGTTCATTCTTTCTTCATTATTATAATCTGATAAATTTAGATGTGTGCGTTGCATTCCTGAACCACTAAATGTTTCTCTAGTACTACCTACAACATTTTTATCATAAAAGTCAGAAAATCTGAAAATATAATTGGGATGATAGTTTTTTACATGTTCTTGATTAAGTAAACACACTTCTCCTGTAGTATGTAAATCTCTTAATGCATTGTAATAATCTTGTATTTTAGCATCAACATCGTCAGACGGAGCAGTAGACATAGTATCAAAGGAATGTTCGTATTTGTCTCCATTCGCGTCATACATTTCTAGCGTAAAAATTAAATTTTGAGGATTTTGATAGTTTAGATGATTTAAATTTACTTCTACATGTTTAATCTCAGAATTTAAAGAGTCGTCTTCATAAAATTCATAACTTTCTAGCAGATCTCCGGTTTCAAAATCTTCGTCGTAACCAGAATAAGTACTCTCTCCTATCAGATACATAGAAGGTCTGCCAGGTTCTACTCCATTATCTGTAGTGTTGTTTCCTTTATATCCGAGAGAACTTGTTTCGCGTCTCAGATCAGTACTCTTATATGAATTGATATAGATACAGCTTCTATGAGAATGAAGATTGTCGCTGTTTGTAATATTATAAGGACGAAGATCAAAAAATCCTTTACCTTCTAATAAATGAGTCGAATATTTTTCTGTTCTATCTTCTAAAACATATGATTTATTATCTACAAAACTATCATCATCTGGATATACAAAGCCCTTAGCGGGATCAAACAACCCTTTACTTAGAGTAATTTCATTACCAGTGATAGGTAAAATCTCTCTATAACAAAAAATTCCTGTAGGATCAAATACGTTGTTTCTAGCCTCTAAAGATTCAAGTTTATCATGAGTATGATCTGGAATTCTTGTTGACCCTAAAATTTGTGTTAGTTGCTCTTCACTAAAACCTCCGTAACCGCTAACTGGAACGACTGTACCTTCTTTATTTCCAAAGTAGTCTCTTTCATGACGAAATACATCATAAATCTCTCCGGGAATAGAGCTATAGTACGGATCTCCCTTATCCCAATAAAATTCTGTATAATCAACACCCTCTTCTCCAAAAGGAGCACCTGCATAGTTTGGATTATTTGCTTGAGTTTTATAGGTTCTTATTTGCCCTTCCTCATAATATTTGTTGGCGCAATTGTAATATTCACCATATCTGATTTGGCGAATACCATCAATAATCTCATCGCTAGTTATGTCTCGACAATAAGCTGAGGTATATCTGTTATCATTTCTATAGAAATTAACTGTTCCGCCGAAGCTGAGCCCTCTTTTTTGATAAATTTGATCATTATAACTAGAAGTACAATAAGGATTAGTCTCATCTCTTAAGTAAGATATATTTAAAGCAAATATTGATATGGTGGTATTCCCTGGCTTATAAGTTAGATCTAAATAAGTATTTTCTACAGATGTTTGCTGACTATTGTCAAAAACTTTTTTTTCTGTATCATTGTCTCTGATAAATAATCTAATATCTTTAGCTCTTAAACATTCGTCATTATCCCCTTCTATAACACGAAAATCCTTAACTCTGATAAAATTTGAAGTATCTACTAGCCATACTAATCCAGATTTATCGAAAGCGAGGGTATTAGCAAAACCACAGTTCATTCTACGAAAATTAATAGGATTTGAAGAAACGTTTGCTGCAGGAAGCAAATGACTAGATGATTCTGAACTAATTATAGTTCGATCTACTTGAGAAAATAGACCTATAGTTCTAGTTAGTTCTATCTCCCAGGTGCCCGTAGCTCTTATGCCCAAAGATGGGTCTGCTGCAGTGCTCGTTGCATAAGTGTTATGAGGATAAGAAAAATCAGCAAATGATAACCCTCCTGGACCTTTTCTCACTCTCCAATTATATCTAGTGTCTCTGTGGTCAAATCCAAAAACATCATTCTCCAACCAAACGTCGGGAAATATTACATTACGACTGCCAAGAGCTCGACCAAATGTAACAGCTATATTTGGAGTATAATATCCTCCGCCCAAATATAAAGTTTCTTCTGACAATGCAGGCAGTTCATAATCAGCATAAAATAAAGTATGTTGAGCTACTTTATCTACTGATCCTGCTTGAAAAGCATTAATATAAGCCTGACTTTGAGTTGGACTAAAATCTGTCTGATAACGCATATATTGCTCTGTATCATTGCCTAAATATATGCCGTAATTATTAAATAATAGCATCGATGCCTCAAGATCTGATGCTAGTTGGTCTTTCTTATCAGTGAGTGAGTTTTTTTGAGTATACATAGACGCAGGTACTCCTGCATCAGCTGCCAATAGACTCTCTATCTCAGCACTTATGCTGTCTAATGCCGACGTTGTTCCGTCTAAATTTTGTTGAATTTGGTTAGAATTCGTTTCGTCATAATATGTGGTAGCTATATTATTAAACATAAGATGTATACCATTAGAACCATCTACAGATGTTGATCTAGGATTCTGAGCTCCTTCTGGATCTACATAACGTAAAACAGTGTCCTCTCCAGGAACAAGTGTTAATTCTGGGGTGTACTTACTTATTATCTTATTAAATAAACCTTTTTTATTGGTAATATTATTTTCTAGAGCTATGTTCCCCGGAACTTGATCGTACACACTATCGTTAGTAATATTCATAATATTATAGATACATTTAAATACTTGTAGTTTTTCTTGTTCTGCGTCTCCACCTTGCAGATTATCTAGAAAATCTAAAACGGTAGTTTTAATACGACCATCACTAAGACTATTAACTGTAACTCTGTCTATTTGTGGTGCAGTGCTCATAAAATTGCACAACAGATTAAAAGCTCTAGCTTTATTCTCTGTCATAGTATGTCCTCTAGCGTAAGGATAAAGAGCATTAAAAATCTCTCTATATGTACCATGTAACGCAGGAGAAACATAGGAATAGCTAAATAAACTAGAAGCCTGCGCTCTAGCCGCATCTACTGCATTATCATAAAAAGCAAAGCTTTCTCCATCAGATATATGGATAGCGTCTATAATTCCTTCACTCCCTAAGTCTACGTTAGGAGCAAAACCAGGACCAGCTCTAAATATTTGATAACTAATATCCCCAGAAGGACCCATATTATACAATTCCTCATCATCTGTAAAATTAAATTCTGGAGGATTATTTACGTCAAGACTTGAACCCAAAACAGATCTGTCTACAGATGTGTTTTTAGCGGTAAAAGTATCGGTTTTTACATATATCTCTTCTTCATTTTCAGAACCTATTGGACTGAATGTTGTTCCAACTGGCAGATATCTAAATTTAGCAATATATGTGCCTAAATTTTTGCGATACCAGCATAACGTACCATATAGAGGAGAAAAATTATTATATTTATTAGTTAATTTCCAATCACTCACCATCAATCTGTCTACCTCAGATTCTCCATTAACATCAAATGTTTTCCAAAAATTAAATTTACCTACAAAAGTTATAAAATTATTTATGCCTAAAGAATCTTCTTTAAAATCTATTTGTTCGTGTATTGCTTTTTTACTTTGGTCACTTTCTGATGTTGTAATAAAAGCAGGATACCAAACATTGTTTAGGATATCTATATCCTCACCCAGAGCTGTCGCAACATTAGTCTCTATAATGTCATTAAGTTTATCTATCCTTAAAGTAACATCATAACTAGTCTCTTCAGTAGATGGGCCTTCTCTAACAGGCTGATATATAATAGTTCCATTATTATCAGTAGTAGACTCAGATTCAAAAGAATACTCTCGTAAATCATTAAATAATGAACTATTATACACACTGCAATCAGGATTTTGACTATATGTATACATATTAAAATTATTCCTTGGTAGAAATTAAGGTCCACGATCCTACTGTATAAGTAAACATACCCACTCCTTGTACTGTGGATAGGCCTAATGGGTTGTCAAATATAACTGCCATCTTAGGAGCGCCATCTCCTTTTCTTTTTCCTTGTACATAACTCATAGTAATAGTCGCTGTATTACTACCTGGAGATATTGTTCCATAAACAATAAACTGCTGCTTGCTAATTGGCTCATAATATCCTGTATCTACATCGTATCTACAATATAATCTGGCTCCTCTTGGAGCCGTATAACCAGACCTGTCTCTGACGTAAACCAATTTCCTTTCATTATCTCCCAGTACCTGAGTAGAATAAGATACATCATCAAAAAATCCGCGAACAGGAAAAGTGTCGTCTAAATCAGGGTCTTTAATCATATCTTCTTCTAGAGTAATATAAACATCTTTATAAGTCTTAGGAGTGGTCATACCCCAAACTTTTCTATTCTCATCCCATCTTAGATCAACTGGTCCAACAGGCCATATGTCAGGACGTTCTGCCCAATTGAGATAGAATTGTTTTAATTTAACTTTATTAGTCCAACCATTATCTCCAAACGATTGTGTTTTACTGATTATAGAACCTTGAAACTGATCTGGGGGAAAACCTCCGTTTACACTCATATCATCTTGATAATGCACTCTGAATACTTTTGTAGTTAAAGTTATATCTGATTGACCAGCACCTCCTTTGGACCAATCTGTATCGTTTTGTAGCGTTAAGTTTGCTAATTTTACCGTTTCTGTATTCTCATCACCAGCTTCATCATCATCAGACTCTCCATTACTCCTAAGAAATGCTGTCCCCACAGCTAAAGAACTATACTCAACACTATCTGTACTAGGCAACCTTTCCCTTACAAATCTCATAGGTCTACCAAGACTATCAATATCATAAGGCTCATCACATGCGTTTGGTACAGGATATCCTTCTGTATCATAACCCCATCCGTGTATCATTAAGGGTCCTCTCAAGCCTACAAATCTCATATTATGTTCTGGCTCTAACCCACTAATAGCAGAGTAGTCTGTCCCAGAAAATCTATCTATAAATCTACTATCTAAATAATCATAATCGTAGTTTCTAACTGTGGACTGACTAACACTTCCAGGCTGAGATAAGTGTGTCTTGCTTTGTAATCCTGCCCCCATAATATCTTTATATATTGAACCTTTACCTACTATAGAAATACTATTTCTGCCCTTATCTACAAAACTTCTATTAATGTTACCCAGCTGCATCTGTCCATGCACTTCATCAGGATGCGATCCCTCATAACTTTGAGCGTTTCCGTTCCTAAATTCATGTTGTGGCATTACTATAGGCTGTAATGTGCTAATATTAATAGGTATATTTAAAGACAATCCTAATCTTGCGGTTTTATCTTTAATCTGAGATTGATAAACCAGAGCATTATATTTTTTTAACTCTTCTAAAGAATTACCGGTAGCAGTAATAAAAGGAGGAAATAGCTGTCCTTGAGGAGTAGTTGTTGTCGTTAAACTGTAAGCAGAAGCATGTAATTTTTCATAAGGTTTGACACAACTATCACAATAATAGCTATCTACACCTTGTTCAGCATTTGCGTTTTCAGATTTATATCTCTTATATGAACGTGCAACTTTTTTATTACCTCTACAGATTGGGCATGAGCTTTGATCATATTTAGAGATGCTATATGTGCTTTTTGCAAGAGTTGGGTAAAAAGATATAGGAGAAAATATACCATCTAAACTCATCACAGAAGAATTAGACCAACTGTCTCTCAGAGAGTCTCCCATTTCACTATCAGAATATATCTTAGTGTCAGTATTAACTCTATGTTCTAAATATAAAAACGGCATCTGAGATTCATCTGTCTGAGCGCTGAATCCACCATCTAAATGCCCGCTACCTCCGGGGTCATTTGAATGTTTATATCGAACTTCAGTATCTTCCTGATCCAAACCTCCCAAAAGTCCTGGAGCAGAAAAACTTGAAAACATAGTGTTCTCATCTAGTCCACTAAACTTAGGTAAAAATTTATTTGCTGTACACACTATAGTTGTTACCGGACTTGTGCCAAAAGTCATATTGTTCTCAGGAACATTTCCTGCTGCTATCTGTCCTCTTCTGATTGCCTGATCATCTGTAAATCGATTATTTGATATAGCTCTTGAAAGATTAGAAATTTCTTTTTTTCTCAACATGTTTTGTTGAGACATCTTCTTGAATCTTTCTATGTCTTGTCTATCAAATAAACTTAATTTTCTGGTATATGTTCTAAAAGAATATTTTGTACTAATTCCGTTTTGACCCATACTCGTCATAATATTCGTTAGTATAGGAGCTTGAGTATAAGAATCGTGACGTATTCTATTTTTATTTTGGTCCATAATAGATACATCTGCAACTGAATAGCTTATAGTTCCTTGTATATAATTAGGACTTTCTAACTCCATATACTGTTGTATTTTTGTTAAGGTAGGAGGTATAAAAGAAAAATTACTCTTAACTTCTGTGAAAATATATGTTTCTTTTCCTCCAACTGTTTTAATATATCCGTTTGTAGCATCTCTATCAAAAGAACCTCCCAAATTAAATATAGGTGTGCCTGCGATATCTAGACTTCCAACTTCTATGTTGGTTTGATAGTTTGCGTTTCCGCTAACGTACTTTACTGCATTATCGTCTAATCCTCTCATTCCTCCAAATTCCCACGGAGCAAAATCTGGAACTATTTCAAATTTAGTGTCTCCAATCCAGTTATCTATTAATTTATGTTTTTGATCATCTAAAGGTAAAGATAAAGGGAGCTGGCTACAGCTGCTATGATCTATATTGCTATTTGAGATATAAGTCTCTGTTCCTGTAGCAAATACGTCTCTAGTAGGAGATAAAGCCGGATAATTAGTCCAAGGCCCATAGGAATAAATATTTGATTTAATTGGAATTCCAGCAAATAATGGATGTGCGCACTTAGGTGCTATCCTAATATTTCCTGCTGTAGCATTAGTCGCAAGATTGGAATTGTGTTGTAGCTTGCCAAAGTGTTCAACGAAAGGCTGGAAAAATTCTTTTAACATTCTAATTCTATCTGCACGACGACCACCAGCTCTAGTATATATAGCAAGATCTTCCATACCTACAGTTGCAAAAACCGTATTAGAAGGATCTGTTTGAAATTGTTCGCTACTATTATTAAGTCTTAAAGCAACAGTTTCTACAATCATTTTAGGATCTAGCATCTTTTCTGGATCTAGAAAACTAAATTTAGGATTTACACTGCAGTTTATATAAAGTTTTCTTTTTATTGATCCATGATTTATTCCGAAAGCATCAAATCCATCAACTTTAGGAGGAGGAGTAAATGGATTTGCAGCATCGATACTATTCTGCAAAGAGCTATTGGCCATACAGTCTACTATCACAAAACTACCAGCATTGCTAGATAAATCGCTCAATAATAAGTTCTCAAAATAAAATTTAATTGGTTCAAGACCTTCTCCTCTTTTAAGAGCCTGAGCATCATCCCAGGCGCTATAACTAAAATAAGGATGCAAATCATGAGCATCAGTAGTGCTGTCAGAGTTTGCAACATTAGCAGCATTAAGAGCAGTAGCGTTTGCTAAAGCATATCTTTGATAATCAAAAGACTCTGTAGCATTGTATCCCAAAATAGGATTAATTTGACCTTTACTATTAGAAAGAACAGACCAATTTTCATCTCCGCATATAATATTATCATCAATTTGATTACCGTACTCTTCCCAAGCTCCATTGTCATTGCCACAAGGTTCATAGCTATGTCTAATTTCTCCACCACCTTTAAAAACATTAATAGTCCCAAGATCACTAGTTAAACTAAAGTCGTAAGGTGTTGTTTCTGTTCTGCTTTGCAAATATGGCGCCATAACCATATATTTTTTACCATAATATTCTTGACCAACAGTTTTAATAAAATTAGCTAAAAGATCTAAATCTTGTCTAGCTTCTGAAGGAAAAGTATACAAAGAGGTCGAACTAGTTAAATTTGCAACATCGCTATTACCTTCTGGACCGCAAAGATTTTCTTTTAAAAAATCCCATGTCCAATCATTTTCTTTTAGTGCTAATCTTGTGGCTTCTGCATTGCCCTTTCCTTCGTCAATAAATTTTGCTTTAGATCTCGCCACATAAGCACTATGCATCATCATATATATATCTGTTTTGTATATTTTGCCCAAAGTATATGAGGCAAAGCTATCAGAGCTCGTCATAGCTGACCTAATTTCTGATTCAGTAACCATAAACCACTCTGCCTCGTAAAGAGGACTTGCTTCTGCTTGTGGCTCAGCAGGTGTAGAAGTTTCTTCATTAGGATCGAAATTGAATGGTTGAAAATCTACATTAGCATTTGGTACGTTTATACTAGAAGCACGACCAAGTTCATAGTTTTTATATCTTCCTTTTAAATTAATTCTCGTCTTAGGTAATTCTGTTTTATGAAATAAAACGCATATTTGACCTGTCCAAAAATCATACCAAACCGGTCTAATTCTTCTGAAATCTGTATTGCTATTGCTAGCTTCTATAGGATATCTATTCTCTAATAAATAACCAAAAAAAGGGCAGATAGTGTCCCTGTATAAAGGAAAAAATCTCCTTCCTGTAATTTTGGTTTGTTCTGCAATATTGGAGGTTTCTGATATGCTTAACGTTTCTACATCAGTACCAGCGCACGGATCTAATGCATATCTAGCATCAGTCCCATGAGTTATAAAGGTAGATGTCCCATAATTACCACTTCTAATTTTTGTAGTATCAGGGCCTATTTCACTGTCTTCAAAAGTGATATCTCTGTCATTAAAAGCTAGTCCTAATTCAGCTTTAACTGCTTCATCATTTTTTAAGCTAGTAGCTCTATTGTCTAATGCTGGATTTCTGGTTGAGAAGAAAGCAGGAAATCTAATTTTTCCATAACCAAAAGTTTTAGTAGAATCAACAGGTTCTCTAGTACCAGTATTTGTAGTACAAGTTACCGTAGATATACCAGGAATTTTAATTCTACCTAAAGTATAGTAATCAACAAAAAAACCACCAGCTTCACCGTCAGCAACATTTGATCCAGGACTATAAATAAAGTTGCTTTGTGTGTATGCAAGTCTGGTGCTTTTAGCTTGATATAATCTTTGCTGATTGGGACCAATGACTAAAGATCTACTAGCAGCATCATTTTTTTCTTTACCATAAGAAAAAGAACCTACAGGAAACTTATCACAAACCAACTTGCTAACAGTACTTTGAATTCCATTAACTAAAGGAGCAAATCTTCTAGTTACCGCTATAATCTTAATAACCCAGCCTTCACTAGTATTGATCATACTAGTAGTCCAATCTAATCCATGATCATCACAAATTTGATCGATGAGTTCACTAATACTCATAGAATCAGCTTTTATTCTTTTATCACTTCCACTAATAGCATAAGTTAATTCTGATAAATCCAATCTAAACTGACACCTATTATTGCCTGTCCAATTTCCTGGCGTAGGAGCAATTAGTCCCCATCTGTTTGTGGTTACAAAATCTCCTGTAATAGGGTCATGAGCAGTAGGAGCTATAATTCTACCAAAAGGAGAAAAAGCATTTTTAGGACCAAAAAAATCATTTTCTGTAGAAGCTCTTAATGTTAGATCATCGGCTCCAGCAAGTATTCTTAACCCCATAAGTATATCTGTAGCTAAAAAACCCGACTCCTGCTTATATGAAGACCCCCCAAAGTAATCAGCACCAAAAGACTCTAAGAAACCATAAACATTAAAAACATTTGGCAAATTACCGTAAGAGTTATCTGTAGTATTATATTTTAGTTTATTACCAACATAATTAGTAGGAGCAGACCACTCAAAACTGTCCAAACTACCAGCTATAGATCCTCCATACTTGTCTAGAATTACTGTGCAAGTGTTTAATATACTTTGAGAACTATTAACAACAACAGTATATATATCTCCGCTATTAGATTTGTTCTTTTTCCAAGATTGTACAAATCCACCAAAACTAAAATCTCCCATCTTAAAAAAAACTGGAGAATTAGTAATATTGTATCCTCTATTATGGTAAAAATCTAAAAAGTTCGTCGAAAATATACCGTCAGGGCTCTCTTCACTTGGGGGAACGCTATATAGTCTATTAGTAGCTGGAGGTATTACAGTTCCATCAAATTTAATATTATTTGCATCTCCTAAAAAACCAGGATCTTTTTTAGTCCACCAATACTGATCTACCTGTAATGTTCCGCTATTATAAGGGAAAGAGAAATCAGTTCCATCAGATCTCGTCCCTGCTGTAGGACCAGGAAAATTAGTCTGATAATACACTTTGGCTTTAACTCTAGCTGTAGGATCATGCACACCACAAGGTATATTATCTTTATTTATATAAATTTCGCCTTCTATTTTTTGATAATAATCATTAACAGGAGCCACATCCTCTCGGTCAGAAACAACAGTATCAGAAGAATGTTGCTCATCACCACAACCTACCGCAGTATCTTCGGGCGATGTATCTATTGTTGGAGCAGCATTATCGTTGACTAAATTTACAGTTAAAGTACTAGGTTGAGTGCCCCATCCTAAATTACAATTATAGTCCATGACGCTAGCGCCCAAAAAAATAGTTTGAGCAATAAGCTTGCCGTGCATCCTGTTTTCTGTATCGCTTAAGCAATAATTTGGCCCATTAGCATCATAGCTCATATATCATCCCAGTCATTTGCTGTAGTGCATTGTTGATATGTCCAAGAAATTGAACGACTATATCTACCTTCTGAAGGATTCCAACTTTCATCATCTCGCCTAACGAACACTTGTCCTCTGCTTAAAGCGTTTCTAGAACCCCCAGGAAATACACTGTTATCTCTAGCCCCAAAAGGTCTTAAGCCTGATACCATTGCAGACACAAGATTATAAATACTACCACCTTTATATAAAGGGCAGTCTGTTTGCGTCATAAAAAAGCCATTGAATCCAGTAGGCGGCATTACAGTCAAATCAATATTTACATCTCTTGTAGTAGCAGTTTTAGCTCCTAAATTTTGCAGAACAGGTCCTAACTGTCTACCAAGAACAAAAACTTCTGCCAGTACATCTGTAGGCCCAGTATCGTTAACTGTTACACTTTCTGATATAGCTCCAGATATAGCAGATAATTTGTTACTAAACTCATAGCTGTAAGATATAGATCCTTTTTTAGGATCAAATGTTTCACTAGTACTAATAGGAATAGGATTTAATAGACTTTCTCTACTATTGATAGGATTGTTTGTAGTACTAAATTTATTATAGCTTGCAGGAACAAAGGCTGAAGTGTAAATTCCATCTCTAGATGTGTTTAAAGCCGTACTAGCTCTCCAATATAATAAATTTTTAATACCTCCCTTATTATTATCAGAACCATGCCAAGCTATAGAGGCATTGTCAAATCTACTGGTCCCGGTAGCAGTTATACTTTCCCAGCCATCAATCTTGCCTGTATGAGGCACCAATACTTTTCCAGTTATTGCTGCTACTTCACTACCTCCAAGTTTTTCAAGCTCAACATCTCCACTAGGAGTCAAAGGCGTTCCATTTACAATATAAGTAGAGCTGGCTCCTATAGCTCCTTGTATATTTCCATTTACTCTTATGGTTTTCTGGTACTTTTCATTAGTGCTAACCTCAAGAGTATACTCTTCTGTAAATAAAGACCCACTTGGCATACTAGTCCAACTGTCAACAACTTGATACAATGCAGTATTCATATCAAAATTGACAGACCTAACAAAATCGTATTTTCTATTAGGATCTTCATCCTCCCTAGGAGCAACGCTTCTATTTCTATCTTGATTTTCTGCTGCGTCTAATCTACCACTTACCCATTTACCAGCATTTTCTAACGCTTGTGCGTAAGCTTTTTCTACATTTTCTCCTCCTGTAAGATCTGTCCCGTTATCTCTAATGCCATTGGCAGCAACCGTATGTGTAACTTTAAATTTAGGGAAATTATATTCATGAACATTTTTACTTACAGAACCATTTGAAGTTTTAATCTTAGCATTCATAGTGATGTGTTCAAAATTAACTAAATCACTAACAGGCTCAATACTCCAACTGTCTATAGTATTTCTCACAGGAGCTTGTCCGACACCTGTTATAAGACCACTATTAACTCCTATAAAAGTTATATTATATGTTAGATATTGTGTCCAATTATTTTCTGATTTATTTAGAGCTAAGTCTGTTGCTCTCGCAGAATCTAATTTATATAAAACCTCCTCACTACCCGCAGGCCCACATTTAATTTCTAAAGTAGCTATAGGATTAGATAATAAATGAGCTTCTAAACCACTGGCCTTAGCAAGAAAAACTGACGGTCCAGCACCAGTACTAATTCCAGTAGCAATAATATATCCCTCTATATTCACCGTGTCTTCTACAGCTGTAGTAAGACCTATTTCATTTTGAATAAAATTTTTAGTAATACTAACAAGAGGAGAAGGAGCTTCGTCAGTACCTACTTGGCACAACTCTCTAAAACCACTACCAGCATAAAAGATATCTGTATGATCGTGGACATCTCCTGTATCATGCTGTATACGAATATCGTTTCCTGCTACTTGACTTTGATGAGAGTAGTCAAATAGAGGGTTAATAAAAACTCCATCATACATTATATTTATCCTTGATTCTTCCTTATATTAGCTTTTCTTTATGATGCCAAAATTGCCGTCGTTAATTTCTGTAGGAATCCATTTCGATGCCGTGATAGGATTTTCCATTAAATACTGATTCTGATATCTATAAACAGTACCACTAACTTCAAATATTTCGCCAATACCAGTTACCGCAGAATCATTAGCTAAAGGCAAATCACCAGAAGGAGTAAATACATTTTGGAAAGTAACCCCTGTGCTTACTGCTCTAGAAGAATTAGTAATCTTAATTCCTCCAATAATGTAATTATTAATATTTAGTGCAGAATCAATCGTGATGTTATCAAAGTCAAACATTAAAGCATTGTTATTGTTTTCTGCATATACATACGTGTTGTCTCCGTCGTCATCTTGTAGATAACTGAAAACACTGCCATTAATATCATTATATCCAGTATCAGCACTAAATTGTCTCCAAGATCCACTCTGATTAATACCAGTACTATCTGGGAACAGAGCAAACACTTTGGTACTAGAACCTAAGAAATTATCTGCATGAGTAAGATTACCAAGGTGACTGCCAGTATTAGCAACAATGTAAACATCATCAATCCAAGTAGAGTCGTTTTGTATCTGTGTAGTGCTACCAGCACCAGTTTCATGAGTAGCTATTCCTGTTCTAGATCCATACCAATCTATTCTATCAAAAAAGTCCACGCTAGCGCCTTTATGAAAAACTTCAGCATTTAAACCGGAAAGACTCTGGACATCTTGAGTTTTACCTCTCTCATACAAATTCATACCATTAAGTCTAATTTGCATTTGATAATCTGTAGAAGTAGTACTACCAGTAGGCAAAATAGATATTTCTACAAAAAGTCCGTTATAGTAATCGTCACCACCAAATGTAGCAATACCTGCCGCTTTATCCCCTGCTTCTGTGAAACTAGATATAATTCTTTGATCTGTTCTTGTATAATCATCATTGTCAGCAGGCTGTAAATAATTCCAAGTAGATCCTAACACATTAGTATCAAAATATTTTTCATTCCAAGCTGAGCCGTCTTCGTCTACTGGCGTACGAACTCTAAGACTTAAATTTCTAGAATCATTAACTGAAATAGTATCCGAATATCCTGAAGGAGCGCCTGTAGAATGAATCACATCAATCTCTATAACACCACTAGCATTAGCAAAATCAGCACTATAATCATCAAACTCACTATTGTAAATCTTGATTAATCTTTGAGCGTGACTATCCGCGTTATTAATTCCACTAGGCTCACTAGCTAATTTATTTATATAAAAACCTATTCCTATACCTCTGATTTTTCTTCCGTCGTCATTTGTAATTCCTGTCAAAGACACAGGAAATCCAGTCAATGCAATAACAGCTTGTCCTGTATATACCCTATTATTACCAGCTATGTCAGTTCCATCATGAGGAGAAAGTTTATACATATTAAACTTGGTGTCATCTTTGTTAGTTCCATCATTCCAAGAAGTAGAAGTTCCCGCAGGATCTAATCTAGGATGTGTATCAACACTACCGACTCCGGATGGTTTAATCCAGTATGTTGGGTCTAGGTTTGCTCCTACTTGAGTAAAATCTGTAGTGAAATCTGTAGTGAAACCTTCGAAAAATATAGTGTTTGGATTGCTCATCTCTTCTCCTAATTAAGATATCTATAGTGCTAGCCAGTTAGTCTTTGATAGTAGTCCGATAATATTAGTATATACACCAATGCTAATATGAATATATATTATTTTGGCCAATTTATTAAGGTGTGTAATCCAATTTTTGTGGTGAAGTATTGCTATAATGAGGTGAATTCAAAGAGGTCGTTGCATTTGGAGGAGGGAAGATGCCATAATCTGATAATGACCAATTAAGCATAGGAGCTTTGGTTCCAGCTACTACATTGTTCTTGTAAATTTTGTTGTCGGAACCATCACGTATATACCATCCAGCATTACTATCTCCAGTATTGTCATATGAAATATAATATCCATTATCTTTAGTATTGCGATAAGTCTTTAAAAAGTTAGATTGTATAGATGACCCTCCGCTAGACTCGTCACAATATATTCCGTTTACCGCATCCAAACCAGCATCTTGTATAATATATCCCCCCTGATCCTCGCAATCTGCTGTAACATCTCCTACGATAACTCCCATTTTTAAAGTTTGAATATCTGTAAGAGTCCAATCAGCATTAGTTGTTGGATTAGTAAACACAAAACTATTATTTTGTTTATACCTTGTAGAGCTTGCGGTCTTTTTTGGTCCTAAAGAAACAAAAGGCCCTGTTTGTGCTCCTTGATGATTACTTGTTCCAGAAACCATTACATTACTATAAGTTCGGGCTCCATCGTCTGATTGGTCAATATTTGTTATTTTAATTCCGTCTACCACATCATTTCTATTGTTTATGTTCTCATATGCATTGATACAAATAGCTCCATCTATGTTAGCCCCTATCCAAGTCTGATTATCATTAGAATTTAGTATTTCTGTGGCAATATTTAAATCTTGATTTCTAGCCCACAAATGTTTATTTCTTGTATTGTTCGGTTCTGACCTAAATATTCTTACAGAAGCTCCAAGATTAACCTCTGATAAACTTGTTCCTGAAGATATGTATAAATCATCTATTATTCTATATTCGTTTTGAAAACCATCATATAAGAAATAGCCATATCCTTGGCTGTCTGCATCACATTCTCCACTAGGATGATGAGTTCCATGAAACTCAACTCTGTCAAAATTATTAAATCCATTAATACTAATTCCTGTACTAGCAGTAATCCCTGAACCATCTACTTTGATGTGCATAGTTCCTGTGGTAGCTGGATTCGTACCATCGTTTGCTTGACCAAAAATTTCTAAATATATAGCTGATGTGGTTACATGTTCAATTTGATCAGTTACGTTACATAGGTCTGTAACTTTAGGTGCTTTACTATCTCTTATGTCGCTAGCTGGAGTAAATAGTCTCCAAGTTTTTCTATCATTTTCAGATGTTATAGTATATGTTCTTTCTTGTAAATGATAAAGATCATTATCATAAGAATCTTTAATATTAGATTTACCTTCAGGCACAGGAGCATAATACAGAGGAATTTCAACACTATGACCATCACCATTTCCTGACACCTCTATTGCAATACCAGAATTAGCCATCCAAGTTGTATTAACGTCAAAAATTAAGCTGGTTCCGTTGTAAAACGACAATAATTTTTCACGATAAGGAGATACACTACCATTTCCACTAACATTGGTCTGTATTTGACTAATAAAACAACCAAGACCATAATAAGATTCATCATCATTTATTGCAGGAAATCCTGACAACATTAAAGAAGAAGACTTAAGAATATCATCTTCTTCAGCATCTCTAGCAGGTATAACGTGAGCCCTACTTGTTCGTCCTCTTTTAAATGTATATGAGCCATAATCTGGTTTTGATATAGACGCATCTGCACTTACTCCAGACCAATAGGTTGGATCTAAAGTAGTATAATCAGAATCACTATAATTAAAACCTTCAAAAAAAATACAACCCATTATATCTCCTATGGAATTATGTATCTAGTTGGTATAACAAGTATTTGATGAACATCCTCAATATTGCTTGATCTTGTCATAACATCTATTAAAATAGCACTAATATTTAGCTTATAAGGATCATTACGCAATATATCTAATACAAATAAGCTACCTTCTGTGGCATCACCAACTCGGCCTTGCAGCACATCAAGGTTGCTTAGTCCTTGGTGGTTCATCTCTGAATTGTATCCAAGTATTGTGTCTACATTATGTAGCGTACTATTCATAATAGTAATATGATCAGAGCTGTCTGCAAGATTTAAGTATTTATAATTAAACATATCAATTGAAGCATTACTAAGATTTACTGTAGCGTCTTGTCGTTCACTTATATGAGTGTCTATATTTACGGTACTAGTATGTGATCTAGTAACATCAGCAGGAAGATGATTAAATATAGACATACTTATATTAGAATTAATAACTTTATCTTTAAGATTAGGATGAGCAAATGACTCGTAAGAAGATAGTGTAGTGTGTATCATATCTCTAAACTGAGACAAAAAGACTTCTATATTATGATGCTGTGAATTTATGCTATCAAAAGGTTCTGCTCTGAAAACATCTATTAAGTCATATGATACTATTTGTTTTTCTACTGGCTCACTAGCTATTACATCTGTGTTTTTATAACTGTGTAATACCTTGTTTGTAGAAGAATCCTCATTTACAACAAAGTCTTGAGATATAAGCGAAATAGCAAATCTTTGATCTTTACTCTCAGCTATCAAGTCCATAGACTTTTTGCTATAATATATATAATTATCTCCTAAGCTTCTTACTATATCAAAAGTAAAGTAAGAAATTCTGCTTGGGTCTTCTTTAGCAGAGAATGATTCAATAGCATTGTGTGATATTGCAGCTTTATCTTGAGGGGCTTTAGAGAAAACTTCATGAGACAAGAAAGAATGAACTGTGTCAACTCTTGGAGATGGAGTTGGAGTCATTGTGGGGGTGTGAGTAGGAGTAGGTGTAGGCTCACATATATTTGGTCTATACGCTAATCTTTGAAGCCCTCCCATAAAACTCGCAAAATTACTTCTAGCAGAGTGATAAGACAATAGACTTGCAGCAACATCTCCTTTTTCGTCTATGCCGCCAAAAGAGTCGAAATACACTGTCATTGTAGGATAATAGTAATCGTGCCATCCTTCTGTGGTTCGGCGTCTTCTTTTATTATTTCCGCTGACCACAACCCAATCAGCAAAAGCTCCGTTACCATCTAAAATACCCATAGGATAATTAGATGGAATATCAACAAATTTATAATAATGACCAGCCTGAAAACACAGTTTTTGATTTGGGTCAAGAGGATTAAAGACCTGATCTCCATTGAGCCCATCAATATCAAAAACATAATATTGTTCACCAAAAGCACCTGAAACAGATACTGGTATTTCTTCAGGAGGTTCGGGTAAACATATGCACTCACCGGTAAATGTGTCATCTTCTCCTCCTATTGGACGTCCTGCTCCTCCGGGGCCTGGGCCTGGACCGGGACCTGGACCGGGGCCTGGACCGGGGCCTGGACCGGGGCCGGGACCTGGGCCTGGCGGTGGTGGTGGCGGCGGTGGTGGACCTCCTCCTCCTCCTGTAGTAGGTAATTCGCACTTGTGTGTTGTGCATTTAGTAGTAGCGAATTGTTCTATATAGAGTTCGCCTCTACCAAAACGATTGTCGTCTGTCTCCACAAAAAAGCCAAACTTATTACCAGCAAAAACTACAATAGCTACTTCGTCGCCTTTGTCGGATTCTCCAGTATCTCTATTCTCTGGAGCATCAGACACAATAACATAGTCGTTGTTAACATAATAACCAGCTCTATCATGTCTTTCTGAATCTAAAGTATTATATGCCCACTTAAAACATATTAATGTGGCTTCTGGTATTTCTATTTCAAATTTAGTAGTACCCTTAAGACCTTCATGATTATCAGAGTCTCCTCCATACAGAATAAAAGAGTAAGGTGTTGTAGGATCGCCAAACTCATCCGTAGTATCTACATAACCATCTGCATTTTCATTAGATAATACCCAGTTATCTATAGTATAATCGCAATTGAAGTAACAACACTCATTAGTTGGTGTTGGGGTGGGAGTATACGTTTGGGAAGGAGTAAATGATATTGTTGGAGTTTGAGTATTTGTAGGTGTAGCAGTATGGGTTGGAGTTGGCGTATGTGTGGGAGTATGAGTATTAGTTGGTGTGACAGTAGGTGTATGGGTTTGACTTTGAGTAATTGAAGGAGTAAGACTGTGTGTGGGACTTTGGCTTTGAGTGAGACTTATAGTTGGAGTTTGACTTGGGGTGTGAGTATTAGTGGGGGTATGTGTTGGAGTTTGGGTGTTTGTAGGAGTATGTGTTGGAGTATGGGTAGGTGTGTGAGTGTTAGTAGGAGTGTGAGTAGGAGTGTGTGTTGGGCTTGGGGTAATAGTTGGCGTTTGAGTAAGTGTTGGCGTAGTTGTAGGACTATGTGTTGGTGTTTGTGTAGCTGTTGGAGTATTAGCTGGTCTAGGTCTTGGTGGAGGAGGATCATCATCAGGATTTAAAGGATCGTTATCTGGGTCTGTAGTTCCATTTCCTGGAGGCGGAGGAGGAGGTGGAGGTGGCGGAGGAGCAGCAGCATCTTTATCTCTCGCTTCCTGATCATCCTCCCAAGGAGGTTTAGTGCCACATATTGGCCCAAGTTCAAAGCTTACAGTATTTGATACGCATGATATTTCAGATGTAGCATAGGGTCTATTGTACCTATCTTCCAAAGAAATTCTATATTTTTGAATACTATATTGAGGATATATGTCAATTAAAACAAAACCCTCATTCAAAACTCCAAAAGCTTTTATTCTTTCATATTCGCTATTATCATAAGAAGCCTCAATAATAATATGAGTAAATACTCCTATGTTTGCATCTTTCCAATATAGTCTACCTCTTTTGCTGTTAGTTGTTTCTTTATAGCTGTTTGGGATAACGCAACCATATAGCCTAATAGGACAAGGTGGATCATCTGGACCTCCTGAACCTGGTGGTGGTGGAGGAGGAGGTCCGGGTGGCGGAGGAGGTGGAGGTGGAGGTGGTGGAGGTGGTGGAGGACCAGGCGGCGGAGGCGGTGGCGGCGGAGGTGGAGGACCTGGTGGCGGAGGAGGTGGAGGTGGAGGTGGAGGAGGTGGCGGCGGTGG